ACGATGGTTAATTGACTCGGATGGCGTTCAGAGTGTCGGCTGGCAATCACGATGGTTAATTGACTCGGATGGCGTTCAGAGTGTCGGCTGGCAATCACGATGGTTAATTGACTCGGATGGTATTCAGAGTGCGGATTGGGATGAGCGATGGTTACTTGATGGCTTTCAGGGAGCTAGTGTGGATTGGGATGAGAGATGGCTAATTGCCTCGGATGGTATTCAGAGTGCGGATTGGGATAAACGATGGTTAATTGCCTCGGATGGTACTCAGAGTGTCGGCTGGCAATCACGATGGCTTTATGACTCGGATGGTACTCAGAGTGCGGATTGGGATGAGCGATGGCTTTATGACTCGGATGGTACTCAGAGTGCGGATTGGGATGAACGATGGTTAATTGACTGGGATGGTACTCAGAGTGCGGATTGGCACGCTCGGTATTTGTTCGCTTCTGACGGAACGACAGTCGTCCTTAATTGGTCGAGCCGAGCGGGTCACATTTCAGATCCAACGGGTGGAGCGACGAATGATGCCGAAGCACGTACGGCAATCGGGTTAATTATCGACGCTCTCGAAGGATATGGTCTCTTGGCGACATCGTAGGTTATCTTAATTTGAGGAGGACAGCATGGAAGCGCAGGAAAAACGAAACAGGGCGGCTTTGATGCAGGACAGGAATGAACGGCGCAAGATGGATCAGATACGTCGCTCGGCTATGATTTTGGCTGAATATCAGCACCGTGAAGACCCGGACGTAAAATCCATGCTGGACGAGATGTCGGAGTTGCGCGTAAGAGGCGAATCTCTTCGTGTCCAAATGAGAGAAGCGCAGGGCGAATTAGCCCAAGCGCGAAGTAGATTTGAAGCCAACCTGGAGCAATACATCCCAGAGGAGCTTCGGATTTTGTCGAAAAAGGTGTAGAAATGAGCCTTGAGGTAACCTACGATACCGATCAGCTTCATCCGGGTGAGATGCTCGGGATTGTCACCCCGGAGTCGGAGATGATCGGGACAGTTAATTATTTTCGATCCACATCAGGAGGGATAACCGTGCCGCACTATAGAGTAGACCTGTATGTCGGAAACAACCGCACGATTAGGGTTTTCGTCAAGGATGACGATCTCAATATTGTCAATCTGACCGGAGCCACGCTCGTGCTGACCGTGCGCAAGGAGACAGGTGGCGTTGTTTCCTTTACCAAGAGCACCGCCGTTCCAGGAGAGGGGGCTATTGGATCTGCCGACGAGGGCGAATGTCTCTTCTACATTCTACCGGCAGATACCGCCTCTTTAGAAGGGCAATACATCTTTGACGTGTCCCTAACCACTGCTGCGTCAAGCACCTATACTGTCTTGGAAGGTATTCTTAATCTTCTCCGGCCAGGAAGCTGACTTCGGGTGTATAATCTGGCTGGAGGGATTGGATGCCATATCTGTCTATTGAAGGCGGCAATACAATTGTCGTCGAGGATTGCTACGACCAGCGTAAGATTGTGAGTGACATTGGGGGACATTGGGATTTCATCTCAAAGGTCTGGAATGTCACATTCACCTTATACAATCTTCGCTTTCTCCTGAACCACATGGATGGTCTTAGTCTTGCGGATGATGTCGGCGAGCGAATCAAGGAGCAGGAGGACAAGGAGGTTAAACTTGCCCGCCTTCACGACATGTCCAAGACGGATATCCCCATCCGTCTTAGAGTTCCGGGTCTTAATGTCTCCCCTTACAACTACCAGCGATACGGCATCATGTTTGCCGTTACTAATGGGTCGGGCATCTTGAATGCGGACGAGATGGGATTGGGGAAAACCATACAGGCAATTGCTACGGCTATCTATTTAAAGGATAGGGGCTTGGCTAAAAACGCTTTGTGCATCACACCGGCATCTCTAAAGTTTAACTGGCCCATAGAGATAGAGAAGTTCACTAACGAAAAGTATGTCGTCATCGATGGTTCTCCAGACGAGAGAATTGCACAGTGGCTCAGGGATGATGTGTTTTTCTATGTGGTGAATTATGAATTGATTTTGGAAGACCTATTCGGAGGTCGCGATCATGAGCCGAAGAAGGGTGACAAGCCAGAGGCAATAGCTCGCAAGAAAAAGTTGAAGTCAGCCGCTGAAAAGAGGGAGAGGATTCTGGGTCCAATCCGTAGGCGTATCTGGGGGTTCATAGTCTGTGACGAATGCCATGCGATTCGGAATTCAAGCTCCAAACGAGCGCAGAACGTAAAATCGCTTCGCTCACGATTCCGAATGGGACTTACTGGCACCCCGATTGATGGAAGGCTAGAAGAGATGCACGGCATCATGGACTGGATTGCTCCGGGACTGCTTGGATCCAGAACAAGGTTCTTTCAACGGCACGTGAAGACTGATTTTTACGGAAAAGTGACGGGCTACAAGCGGATAGACGAGGTAAGGGAACGCATTCAGCCGTTCTTCATCAGGAGACTAAAGCAGCAAGTGTTGCATGATTTGCCAGACAAGATTTACGAAAATCGTGTCGTACTCCTTTCCCCCGAGGAGCGTAAGATATACGACGCACTGGCCAAGGGCGGGCACGAGGCTACGGAAGACGCTCAGGCTATAGTCGCGGCTATTCGGTGTAAACAGTTTTGTGACTATCCAGCCTTGGTTGATGATACATGCAAGCGGTCGTCCAAACTGGATGCGTTGCGGGATGTACTCGAAGAGGTCGCCGTCCAGAACAGCAACAAGGCGATTATGTTTACGCAATACAAGACAGTCTTGGATTTTCTCGTATCATTGTTGGAGGATATGGGGTTGCAATATCTCAGGATTGACGGAGACACGCCCAAGAAGGTCAGAGCAGAGATGCAGGCGGTTTTCAGGGACGACCCGTCCATTGATATGATGATTGGAACTGACGCTATGTCCACCGGTTTGAATCTTCAAGCTGCCAGCTATGTTATCAATTATGATGATTTCTGGTCTCCTTCGATAATGGATCAGAGGGCCGACCGATGTCACCGTATCGGGCAGAAAGAGGTTGTAACGGTTGTCAGTTTCATTTGCAGAAACACTATAGAAGAGCGCATTCGTTCGGTCATACGCCAGAAGTCCAGGGTGACCGCCGAAGTCCTGGGCGACGATTTGGAAGAGATGGTACTGCAAAGATTAGGTCCTAAAGAGATTGCGAAGTTGCTATAATGTCCACATTCGATTACACTGTTGAACTTGAGCGGTCTTTGCTCAAAATCGTAAGCTCCAGCTCTATGCAGGCTCGGAGGTACATGCATCGCGTCCGGGAGTCGCTTTTCACGTCGGAGGAACGGAAGTTTATCTTCAATGTCCTCAAAAAATCTCTTGATGTGACTGGTCAGCTAGCCACTCGCAAAGTGTTTGAATATGAGGTTGGTAAGCGTGTAGAGGATAGTGACCAGCAGTACTTTGTGGGAGAATGGAATCTGGTTGACGCGGTGGACACGCAAGACGCTCCTGAAGTACTGTTGGACAAATTAGAAGAAGCTAATACTGGTCGCGACATCGTGAAGCTGGGTGCGGAAGTCGATGCGCTGCTTGAGGGAGGGCGAATTGCAGAGTCCCTAGCCCATCTAAAGAGGCGATCTCTCTCCATCGGTGGCAAAACGGACGATAGGCCGCTTGTTGAATTGACAGATTATCAGAATCGCGAACAGACGCTATTGGATAAGATAAAAAATCCAGATAAGTATCGTGGAATACAGACAGGATTTACCGCTTTCGATAATTTTGGTGGTGGATTGTTTCCCGGAGAGTTGACTCTTATCGCTGGTCTTACGGGGACTGGAAAATCTACACTCGTCAGACAGATAGTGGCGAATGTCGTCACACATCCGCTCAATTTTGGCGCGAATGTGCTGTATGTCGCTAATGAGGAATACCTGGAGCAGGTAGAGCATAAGTTCGACGCTAACTTCTCAGAAGTGCCATATTTGGATTTCAAGCGTGGTAATATTTCGGATGAAGATATCGATAAGTGGCGCAATTGCATGCAGAAGTGGGAGCGCAACGGTAAGCCCAACGGTAGGGTCTTTATCAAGGAAGTTCCTGCCTTTACGGATGTTACTCTGGTCGAGCAAGCATACCGTCAGTGCGAGGCAAGGGGAATCAAGATTGGATTGATTATCATCGACCATCTTCCACATATCAAACCAATCCAACAGGTATGGGGGGAAAATGATGAGATGAAAAAAGCGGCGTCGGATTGCAAAGACTTAGCTCGCTCCTTGAGGGTGCATGTAGTGATTCCGACGCAGGCAGCGACCGAAGTCATGAAAAAGCAAGAGCGGGGAAGACGGGGTAGTAAGTTGGATGTATATGGGTCGAAGGGACAAGTCCATGTCGCGAATACATTCATTTTGATAACCGAAACGGGCAAGGATGACGCTCAGCAGTGTGCCAATGAGTGGGACAAGGATGTTCTTTGGCTTGTCGATATCAAGAAAAACCGAGACGGACCTCCATTTTATTTTCGTGCTAAGCACAAGGTCAAGATAGGACGGATTGAAGAGATACTGGGAACGGGGCAGAAGGGCGATCCTCTCGAAGACAAGGAAGATGACCCTCATCCGACCGTCAATCTCATTAAGAAGGATGAGGCTATCGCCGACTCTGAGCAATCCGATGCTGTGAATTCGGCAATTGCGGATGGAGATGATGTGACGGAACCGGATGGCGGGGGCAATAAGACTAGCGATCCTGTCGAATTCGACGTTGGAATCAGGATGGGCGTGATTCGCAGGATGAGAGAGAGAAAAGCGAACGCATCTCGTAACTCAAGTGTATAATGGGTGGATGGGATCAATTCATAGTCAAAGGAGAACAAGGTGAGTAATTCGGAGCATGCATTGCTGGGGCATCAGGAAATAGGCAATTCGTTCGATGGCGTCTACTATGTAGAGCGGGTTTCCGTCAAGCAAACGAAGCAGAGCAAGGACTACTTGGACCTTGCGCTGAGGGACAAGTCGGGCTCCCGCTTTTTGAAATTCTGGGGCACTGTTGATGGTCTACAGAAGGGTGATTGGGTATTCGTGTCAGCAGGAGTCGAAGAATATATGGGAAATCCGAGCGTTATCGTCAAGAATATAGAGATCGTGAGTGAGCCCGACGACTTGTCTCCCTACATGCCTGTTTATGATGATGTCGAGAAATATGCTGGGGATTTCGATATCATCCGAGAAGAACTGAAACGATTGGAAGAAAGTGGGGGAGGCAATACCGCTGGGACACTAGTTGACGAGGTGTATGGCAATTCCAAGTTTTTTGAACGGTTTGTCGTTGCTCCGGGTGGCACAGGCTCGCACTATGGCAGACGTGGAGGATTGCTAGCCTGTACCGTCCGTGCCGCAGACGGTTGTATCAAGGTGGTGGACAACTATCGATTGACCAATCGTGACAAGTCAATTTTGATTGCGTCTGCGCTTCTGTGTCGCATTGGTGCTATTGATGCTTTCGAGTTTCAGGACTGCGCCCCGGTCGAGACAAAGCGTGGAATCCTGTTGGGCTTGAACAATCTTACCATGACTCGCGTGTCGTCCGCGCTCAAACGGGTCATCGCTGCATTTCAGAAAGACGGCAAGGTTCCAGACCAGGAAGTCATCATTAGATTGCTTCATGCGATTACGGCATATAATGGACGGGGCGTCATTCCGTCAACGACCGAGGCTCTCATCCTTCAATCGGTCGTCCGCATGGACTCCGAGATAGTGGATGCCATAGAATTTATCGAGCGTGATGTGAACAAGGGAGAAGAGTTCACAGCGTACGACCCGGTATTGCGCCGTCGTTATTACGTGGGGTGAGCATCGCATGCCCGACTGGAATTTAAGCATTCGGGAGCAGCTTCGGTATAAGCGCATTGACTGGCTTATGCCGTCTGTCGATGTCCGCGCTATCCTTGAGAAGCTGGATGTTGGGGATATCTCTCCTATACGGGGCGGCGAAATAAGGGCTAGGTGCCCAGACCATGCCCTGTTCGTAGGGCGAGAGTCTTCCGACCCAGCGTGGGCTATAAACGTTGATACCGGAGAGACGTTCTGCTTTACAGAAGGCAGGGGAAGCAATCTCGTTTGGATCGTAAGTCGGATGCTTGACTGTCACCCCCGTGAGGCTGTTAAATTCCTGATGCAGGTGGACTCTGAAATCGCGGAGTCCACCCTCCAACTTGCACAGAACAAGAAGTTTCGCAAACGAATTGTCCCGTCGGTGTTCTGCGAGTATGGAGTCGAAGGGGAACCCATTCCAGCCGTTCGTGGTTTAGATGCCATCAGGCGTGATATGGAATTCCCATACATGACGCCCGAGGCTTATGATTTTTTCATGTATCCTCCGGGAAAACAACCGACCCTGATTCGGCGCGAGACGGTTGACCGCTACAAAGTATTCTTTCACACATGGGGGGATTATGCGAATCGTGTAATTATTCCGTTTGTTCAGAAAGGGGATCTGGTTGCCTTCTGCGCTATTGATATTCTTGGGAAAGATAAATGGCTCGCCGAACATCCGCTCAAGAAAGAGAAAGAATACAAGAAGGTCATGTACCCGTTCAACTCTATCTTTGCTGGTGGGTCTCTTCTACCGAAGCCGAGCGGATTCTTGTTCGGGTTTGACGATTGCACGCGGGGGTGCGATATTCTTTTTCTAGTCGAGGGTGCCCGTGAGAAGATGAAACTATTGCAAGAGGGGTTCCCAGACTCCGTGGCCATCCTTGGGGGATATCTAGGCGAGGGACAGTTCTCCCTCATCACGGAGATTGCGCCAAAGCGAATCGCCTTGATGTTTGATGGCGACAAAGCGGGGCGGCTGATTACCGACCGGGTTCATGACAGGCTTAGGCGGAACTATATTGATGACAAGATAATACGCTGCAAGGTGCCGAATGGCAAAGACCCGAAGAACTTGCAAGCATCTGATATTCAAGCACTTATATGAATTGTGACATTTTATTCAAGAAAGTGTTGACAGTCGTGGGACGAGTGATGTAATTTCTTCCCCATAGGCATTTATACTGGGCTGGCCGATTATCGGCAAACTGCTGGAGGGCACTATGAGGCGGGGTATCTTGGACGCTACGGGCGGCAATATTGAGGGCAAGACGGGCACTTTTGATGACGATGCAAATGCGATTTGGGAAGCATATCTCAGGGACGTGCAGGAGATTAAGAGCCATCCGGCAACCACTTTCTGTATGGACGCAAAACCGTTCCAAGTTTTGGCGAATTCTGTCTGGGGAGAATACGTCGATGACCTGAGGCTTGGCGAATTTTCACTGAACGATAATTTTGAGGTCAGAACCCGTTTCCCCGTTACGCAAGAGTTCATGGTAAAGTCCATAGTCGCTGCTCGAAACGGAGAATCTACCCCACATCCTGCCCTGCGGCACTTCGAGCGTGCCCTGCACGAATCCACAGATCGAATGGTGCTGATGATTGCATCCAAGTATGCAGTCAACTCTTCCGACCAGAAGGACGATTTGGCGCAGGATTGTTTCTCCCGCATTTGGGCAAAACTTGACAAATACGACGAGGGGAGGGCGAAATTCACGACCTGGGCGTGGCATCTTTGTTCTAATCTTCTTAAAAGGAAGTATCGCAACCAGCAGAAACTTAAAAGCAGAGAATCCGTTGAACCGTTTGACGAGATAGAGAGGAAGGCAGTTGCGGTTGAAGACTGCCAATACAAGTCCATTCTTTCAGCCGAATTTGCCGGGGCGGTGAGGGAGTTGGGGATCCGCTATCCAAAGTGGAGAGACTTCGTGTATGAATTGCTCGGAAACCCCGATTGTGGGATTGTTGCGGATAAGATACGGCTGTCCCGCGCGGCTTCTATTACTGGAGTCGAAAAGGAAAAAGCAAAGTATTTCTTTAGGCGAATAGTCCAGCCATTTTTGAGTGCAAGGTTCAGTTAAAGAAGGGAATAAACATGCAAGCTAGTCAACCGGACTGTTTCGGGATACTGTGGGACGATACCGATCCGCAGTGTGCGAGGTGTGGTATCAAGAGTTATTGTGAGCGATCCACGAAGAGACGCGGTAGCGGGGCACCTCCACCAGCCGAACCGGAGCCCAAATTGTCTGTGATTACCACGGAGAAGGAACTCGAACCGACAAGTCCCTTGGACTATTTGCTAAAAAGTATTGAAGGCCGATACGACAGGGAGGACAGAATTGGGGAGAATGCCATCGCTCACTTCTTCAGGAAAAACGGAAGCAATATCATCCTCGTGACCGAATCCAAGGTTAGTGGCCGGATAAAGGTGCAGAAGAAGGGCTATGAGCGCATATTCGACGCCATCGAGTCTCTCGATCACGCAGAAGAAATTCTGGGGATTGTTCTCTCGTAATGAGAGCGACGGCATTCCCCTATTACACGCCGCCGTTCGCAGAATACAATGTGGCGCAGCAAGCCGTTGTCCCCTTCTTGGATAAAGACTTGAACCTCGTTGTATCCTTCGCAACGGCGTCAGGAAAGACCGTGTTGGGCGAGGCGTGCTTCGGATTTCATCTCCAGACTGAAACAGACTGCCGCGTTGCCTACGTGTGTCCATTTAAGAGTCTGGCAGCGGAGAAATTTCAGGATTGGAAGAACAATCCGCAACTCAATGGGGGCGGGGTCGTTCTGTCTTCTACTGATTCAGATGCTGGGGTTAAAGACCATGAGTCGGCTCGGGTTGCCGTGGTAACGTGTGAATCGTTTGACGCCAAAACCCGATCCAGGGCTTATAGAAATTGGCTTGGAAGCCTGGCGTGCGTCGTCTGGGACGAGGTACACTTGATAAACGACAAGAGCAGAGGGGGAGCTATTGAGTCATCCATGATGCGACTGACGGACATCAACCCTGCCGCCCGGATCATTCTTCTTTCTGCAACCATGGGGAACGCTATGGAGTTGTCCAAATGGGTGAAATCTCTGAATGGCAAGCAAACCAAATGTATAGTGAGCGAGTGGAGACCATCCCGAATAGATATGGATTATGTTGTGGTTGCCGATGAGAGCGAAAAGATTGATGAGGCGGTACGTCTGGTATCTGAATCTTCTGGGAAAATCATCGTGTTCGTCCATTCCAAGGTGACGGGGAATGAGATTCTGAATAGACTTCGGGCACTTAAAATACGGTGTGCATTTCATAACGCCTCCAAGCGGCCAAAGGCCAGGGCAAAGATGGAAGAACTGTTTAATGACAGCATGTCTGGTTTCAATGTACTTGTTAGTACGTCTACACTGGGAGCGGGAGTTAACATAGGCTAAAATCGCTATTGTGATTCAGATGCAAAGAGACATCCCGAACGGGTTACTTCTAGGATTAGGAAGGCTATCGTATGAATCTTGAACAATTGAAGAAGAAGTGCTTGGAGTGTACAGAATGCCCTGTAGGCGGACGTGATATCAATGGACATCTGTCAAATGTGTTCTCCAATATGAATACAGATTTCAAGGCGATGGTTGTTGGACAGAATCCGGGTCGTGATGAAGTGGAGCAAGGCATACCGTTTGTCGGAGTTTCGGGCAAGTTCTTCGATAGTGCTATCGAGACAGTTGGGCTTTCCCGTGATGATTTCTACATCAGTAATGTGGTGAAATGCTACACCCCTAACAATCGGACACCAAGCGATACTGAATTGGAAAACTGCCGGAAGTTTCTTGACATTGAAATAAAATTAATAAAGCCCCCACTTATCGTCGCGCTTGGATCCCTTGCATTCCGTCAGCTCACTGGAATGAGGGGGATTATGAAGCATCATGGGAGTCCCATTCTATCATTGAGGTACGGGGTGCCCGTGATTCCGCTGCTTCACCCAAGTCCACTGAACACCAATCACCCTGACAGGCGTAGAATGTTTATAGATGGGCTAAAGAAGGTAAAGAGTGTATGGATATCCTGGGGATCGGACTAGATAATGGCAGACAGGATCATAGTTGTTGGGGCGAAGCGTGCTAGGCAAATAGTTCCCGCGTCCGAGATAGCGCAAATGTGCGGCAGAGGAGGGCGAAAGCATGGCGGAAAAGCTTGCCGCGCAACAGTCATTGTGGAATCTGAGTTAGAAGATGAGATTATGGAAGGTATGGCTGATGGTGGAAACTTCAAAGTTAGTTCATCTTTGGGGGATTCAAGCATGGTGGCGTTTCATATCCTTCCCGAGATAAGCCATCAGACTGTAACCGATGAGAAGACGGCTGAATCGTGGTACCGGCGTAGCTTCGGAGCCGCACAGGGAATCACTCCGGATTTCAAAGAGGTTTTTGATTTATTACGGGACGTGCAGGCTGTTACCTTGCGTGATGGCAAGTTTGAAGTTACCGACGTGGGCAGAATAGCCGCACGGTTATATTTTCACCCGGCTGATGTGTGGGCGTGGAAAGACAACTTCGACACTATTTTTAAGTATCAGATTGAGGACAACGATATAGCTGTTGCATGGGCGATGGGGACCGTTCCTTGCACCCGTATATCCGGAGATTTTGGGGATAAGTATTGGCCGGTGGTCGAGGAAACTAAAAATGAAATACCGCCCATTCTTGAGAAGTCGAAGGGTACAATCGTAACAATAACACTGTGGAGATATATCCTCGGGGGACCTTCTGTTGGTAAGATGCGTAATCAGGCTTTGTGTTTGAGAGATAACGGAAGTCGCATCTGTCAGGCATTGATAGATTTGGACTCCGCAATGGAATGGAGAAAGCAAACGTTTTTGAAAGAATTGGCGTGGCGACTCAAAGGGGGCATTCCATCGTATCTCGCCCCCCTATGCTGTCTTCCAGGCATAACCAAGGGGCGGGCTCGGTTTCTGTATGACCAGGGGTTTACCTGCCGTGGTGAAATTGCGGAGCGGTATCACAACTTAGAGGGAGATGTGGATGAACTGTTTTTGAAAGCGTTGAGGAACATCGCACATGGATTTTGCTGATAGAGCCGTATCTGCTTTCGAGCGTGCGATTGAGGAAGGGAGGTTATCCAACCGCCATATCAGGGATGTGTTAAAATGCGAAAATGCAGATACGGGGTGCCTTAGCAAACATCTGTATTCTACTGATTCGATGGTGAGGCGCGGAGTCGCGAGGGTTATCGGAGGGGGATCTAAAGACCTTACTCCACTTCTCGATGCGGCTATGAGAGAGCGTGACCCACTAGTCTTGAGAGAGATGATTAGTATTTTGGGAAAGCGAAAGAGTGGGGCTCTGGTGATTGAGGGGATGATCAGGTCGGATGACGCCCTTGTGAGGGAGGAAGCGATTTCCATGCTGAGACGGTCTGGAAACGCGGAATCGCTAGTTCCGTTACTTTTCGACAAGGACGATGCTTTGGTGAGTAGAATAAAACGGTACCTACATGAGCAAAAAAGAGAACAGCGACCAGAGGGCTCCAGTCCCGGAAAACCCTGTTAGTGGTTTTCAGATGACTGTCTGTATTTTGGCGCGTCAACTTGGAATAGATAAGATATCGGAAGTTTTCCACTATGTGGAGATTCTATCGGATGCGTGTGATCGTTATATATTCGAGGATGTTCACAAGGTATCTCCTAAGAAAAAAACAGATACCGAGCGCAAACGATTCATCGCTGTATTTAAGTCTCGATATTTGCAGTTCACTGACTATGAGTATGATCGTGCGATTACCGGGGTCGATAGTCGCATGGTGGATCAAACAATCAAGGGGCTCGAAAAGGACGGTTTTACGCTGGATGAATATCTTAGGTGGGCGTTTGACGATTTCTATGTCGAAAATCCAAAGTTCTGTCCTCCTACTATCAAGCAGGTATGTAGTAGTTTCGTGATAGAGCGGTTCCGATTCCTTAATCGCGATAAGATGAAACAGAAATACCGGGACGAGTTGAACAGAAAAGAGGGCATGTCCCTTATTGGTCGCGGGCGGGTTCTTTTGAGGACGGCAAAGCAAGCAGGTATGGAGGAAAAAAGAGAACAAGTCAAAAAAACGCTCTCGGAGTATGGGGCGAGGAGTATAATCTTAGGTGAATTCAGAAGGCGGATAGAATTATTCGAGGCAGAGGCTGTGGGTTGGGCATTAAACAAGGAGACATAAGGTGGCAAATGTGATCGAAAATATAATGGCAACATGTGATGGCTTGGGAGACATGAAGCTTTGCGGCATCAAGCTGGAAGATGCCAGTCGGGACTTACTTAACGTAATGGATGGGTTTCTCGATCAGCATGTGGCAATGCAGCCCGCAGCCATGGCTTACTACCTAACCCTCAAAAAGACCGCGAAACGGCGACTTGACAATGCCCATGCGGCCCACGACAGATGGGAAAAGAAACTGTATGCGCTGTCCAAAGCCGCCGTCGAGTCTGGCACAACTGCTAAATCGGCTATAAAGGTAGAGGACGTTAAGGCCCGATTCATTGTCGACAACGAACCGGAAATCGAGAAGTGGGAGGCAAGGATCGGCAGGGCGCAGGAGGAATATGACACTTTGGACGCATGGTGTGAGGCGTGGAAGCAGAAATCGTTCTCTTTGAGGGAGTATATATCCATAGAGGAAGACGAGAGATTCGGTGGAAGCGATTCTATAGCGGAAAACCGGAAAGGAGGGAATGCACGGACGGATGACGATCAACGCATTGACAGGGTTCGTCAAATGATCCGAAAAAAAAGGAACCAGTCTACAGTCTAGTGAGTACAATATAAATGGGCTGACCAGGCAGCAACGGGCTGACGAGGCAGCGAGGCGACAAAGCAACAAGATACAGGAGATAGACATGTCAACGTTAGACAAAATCAGGAAACTCAGATCCAGCAATCCGCAAGGCGGCAACGCCAAACTACGGGGAATTTTTCACACGTGGAAAGACGGCGACAACATCGTCCGTCTTGTGGGCGAATTCCTCGAAACGAAAACCCACTTCATTGCACCTGCGCCGAAACGCGGTGAACGCGGTCTGTGTCAGCAGGTGGCCTTCTCTGGCAACGATAAGATGCCGCAGGTCATCAACTGTCTGGATTGGGACGTGAAAAAGGAAGAGGAACGACGGGGTGGATGCCCAATCTGCCGCCTTCACGCCATTGCCAGGCAAGTGTTGAAGGACGAATGCACAGAAGAAGAAAGGAAATTGTTCGACAAATTAAGGCAGGACACGGCCCCCCGGACACTTTTAAAGTGGAACATTCTCGACAGGGATGATCCATTCGTGTTGTCTGTGGAGGATGGCGCGGAACGCAAGGTTTTGGGTTTCAAAATTGCGAGCGTTGGAAAAGAGGCGTGGGCCGATATTGATGGTATTTTCGATCAGATGGGATTCGATATCTCTGACGTGGAAGACGGGATCGACATCTGTGTGACCAAGGCAAATAATGGCACGAGGGTCGCTTATTCCGCTAAGGCGGTCATTGATAAGTCCACAAAGCCTCCGTCTGCGAAGATGACGCCCCTTACGGACGAAGAGAAACAGCTCGCAAGGCACGACCTTGAGCAAATTTGCGGGAAATACGTCGAAGCGAGGCGCATTCTCGATGCCCTCCACGAAGATTACCGAGATCTGCTGGAGGTCAATGACGGAGCCGGTGACGATGTCTCGCTTGGCGTAGACAGCGACGAGGCTGACGATGCGGAAACGGAAGCCGCGCAGTCCGCTGTGTCCGAAGACGACGGTGATGGTCTACTGTCTGGTACGATTCCGACGAATAAGGTTCGGCGCACTCCTGTCAAAGAGGGCTCGGAAAAAAACTGACATTGGCCTCTCCCGATAAGGAGGGGCCGGTCGGAGAGGATATGAAACCCAAACCGGGTGCCGATTTCGCTGGTTCATTGGCAAAACCGGAGGACTTTATGTGCTTTGGCACGATTGATCCTGATCATCCGGAGTGCAAGGAATGCCCTTTGCGTGACAAGTGCGCGGCGGAGTCATCCCAGTAGAAAAGAAATGAGGGGCGGCCTTCGGGCCGCCCTTCCCTTGAGGCGTAAAAATGAGTAGCAAATCTGAATCAAGAGAATCTCGCATATCTCGTATCTGCTCAGAAATCAATAAAAGCGATTGGGGAGGAGAGGACAACAATGCTGTAACGTGGCTGGGGTCACGAGAAACGGTATCCATTCCGCGTTGGTCCTCTGGGTGTCCGGCATTGGATGACGCCCTTGGGGGCGGATGGCCGAAGGGCCGGTTCATTGAATTTTTCGGACCACCCAGCGGCGGAAAAACCACAGCTTGTTATCACGCTATTGCGGAACATCAGAAAGCGTTTCCAGATGAAGATTGTGGACTTGTGGATTCTGAATTTACTTTCGATGAGGAATATGCGCAGGCTATTGGGGTAAATACTAAATATCTCATTGTTCATCAACCTGAACACGGGAAACAAGCTCTCAATGTACTTGGGATGTTCATCAAGATGGGATTGGGGCTGTGCGTTGTGGATTCGGTAGCCGCATTGACTACGAAGGAAGAGTTGGAGGGGGATGTCGGCAACATTCAAGTTGGCGCTCAAGCTCGTATGATGTCTACTGCTCTTAAGCGGTTGACCGCAGAAGCGGGACTGCGGCACACATCGGTTATCTGGACCAACCAGATTCGAGAGAAGATCGGCGTCAAGTGGGGAAATCCCGAAACCACGCCAGCGGGTCATGCTCTTAAGCATTATGCGTCCATCCGATGTCGTTTTAATCATATTGGCAACATCAAAGAGGGTGATGAAATAGTATCATCCAAGACTCGTGCGGATGTTCAAAAAAATAAAACTTCAGCACCATTTCGCCGTGCGGAGTTCTGTATTACATTTGGCATAGGCATTGATATAGTTGCGGCTATCCTTGACGACGCGATTGCCTATAAAGTGGTTGACAAGAGGGGTTCGTGGCTCTCTTTCGAGGGTGAACAACTTGGTCAGGGAAGGGCAATCGTATTGTCCATGTTGCGGTCAGACGCGGCAATGACGGATCGAATTCGGAAAGCACTTGAAGATAAGAAGTTGCTAATCGAGACGGGAGGCAAGACCATCAACGTAAGTGAGAAAGAAACTGCTGGCAAAGAGATCAAGAGACCAAAAAGGACTCCCGTGATGGACGAAGTGGATCAAGACGAGATTGGAAGTTCGGACGGCGCGGAGGTGTATGTCGAAGATGCGTAGCCGTCCAAAACTGTTACTGATAGATGGCAATAATATGGCTCATCGGGTCTTCTGGGCACAGCGAAAAAGAAGACCCGATGGGACATCCTCGTCTGGACTGTCGTATCATGGAAAGGAGGTTGACCTTGTTTACGGGTTCTTCCGTCAACTGATCCATTTGCACAAGAAATATCCGGAGCATTTTCGCATTATCGTATGGGACGGTGGATATGACAGGAGACTTGCCGAATCTACTCGGGGAGTAGAGGCGGGCATAATTCCTTCTGCTTACAAACAACCACGGCGGGCGTCCCAAGAGGAGAAGGAGAACGATCCCGACCAGATTAGCTTGCGAGAACAAATGCAAGAAATCAAGTTCGCGCTTGACCTTGTAAAGTGTCTACAGGTCACAATGCAAGGATGCGAGGCTGACGATATCATTTATACATATGCGAGAACGTATGCACTATGGGACGCGGACTGCGTTGTCGTTTCCACGGATAAGGACTTCATGCAAGTTCTTGATGGAAATACAATCATTTACGATGCTATGAATAAAGAGGTTTGGAGCGAGCAGCGATTTAAACTTGAATTCGGTTTCTCTCCTCGCTTGTGGGTTGATGCCGGTGCCCTTATGGGGGAAGTTGGTAATTCCAAGGACAACATATTCGGGGTGGACGGATGGGGTCCCAAAACATCCTACGCATATGTGTCCAAGTATGGAGACATTGATTCTATTATTGCCTTTATCGAGTCTAAGGCGGCAGGAGAGAGGGGAAAGAAAGAGCAGGTGCTTCTCGAACAGGTGCCAAGGTTGAGACTGGCCAAATCTTTGAAACAGATGGATATCATCCCGGAAGTGCCCAAGCCCCGTTGTCCGCCTAGGGACGCGGATGCGATTAAATCGTTCTTCTTGGAATGGGGGTTTGCCAGCTTGCTAAAGGAGGTGGACAGATTAGTGATGTGAGTACATATATTGAAATGAGACGGAAGGCAATCATCCTGGACAACAAGGGAGATTACAATCTTGCGGAGTCGCAGATGAACCCTGCTATTTTTGACGAATTCATCAGGTCACTTAGGCGAGAGAGTTTACCAACTGTCGTATGGGAGCCATTTGCCAACTCAGTTTCCAGAAGCAGATTACTAGAGTCTGCTGTTGATGCTGGTGCGGTTCTCATATCCCAATCCATTAATCCGAAAGACAGCCGCATTTTGTCAGCAGATTCGACAGTCACGGGTCCTGGGGTGCAAATCGGGGGCATTCTCTTCCATCCTCCTTACTACGGCTCCGCGCCTATCTCGAATGATAGACGGGATGTCGCTCTGTCAGTTTCATCGGGCACCTATCTGAAAAGACTGGGGTGCGTTATAGACCAGGCTGAACCGTGGATGGTGCATAACGGTATGGCTTGCGTTATTGCCCGAGATTACCGTATACATGGGGAAAGAATCAGGTTAGATTTATGGATGCTTGAATTGTTCGAGTCAAAAGGGTACTGTTTAATCGATGTCTGGAAGAGCGAGCCTGATGTCGTTTTAATTTTGACGGGAGCGCCTAAAAAGCAATGAATCCATTTGACGGAATGAAAATAGGAATCGTGGGAACTGCCGGTACGGGTAAAAGCTCTCTCGCTCGTGCCCTATCCCAGTCTCTTGGTTTGCAGCTTCTGGAAGCAAAGGTCATAACTCAGGATATTCTCGACCGAGACGGGTACGACCACACATCGGGGATACAGGTAGAGCGGTTTCTTGCTCATACGGGACGGCAAAATGAGATACTTCGCCGAACTATGGAGATGGAGGATTCATCTACCGACGGCTTCGTCAGTGATCGGACGGTAGTGGATTTGGCGGCTTATGTCGTAGCCGAACTTTATAATGCAGATATCGACGGACTGAAGCACATCTTTAGTACTTGTCGGAGGAGAGTTGAAAACTACACTCACATGTTTTTCTGCCCATGGAAGGATAAGCCGTTTGAGAACAACGACAAGCGCACTCTTAATCCTTGGTATCAGTTCAAAATACATGCCCTAGAGATAGGCATTCTTGATTCATGGGATAGAGAATTTTGCGTTGTAGGGGTCGAGGGAACGGACGAACGTGTCCAGTGCATAACTGAAATGTTGGCAGGGAAGTAATAGCGAAGGAAGGAGTCATAAAATGGCTTACAGGGCAAACATAACGGATAAGCAGCAGGTTGATATCGAGCGAGCACAGGACGATTCCGCAATTCGGTTTCCTTGGTTTGATGGCAAATCGCAACAGGCAGGGGCAGTTAAGGGCGTCAGGGCTTTAGATGCACAGCCGAATGGTGGGGACGGAGAGCAGACGAGCGATGCTCGTAAGATGGTCAGTGGCAGCATTGCGGGAGGAATAGGGTCGCACGACGACCATCCGTCCCGCTTTGAGACCCCAGGAAAAGCTTGAACGAATTTTTCAAGCATTTAGCATCCTCTACCGTGTATAATGCGGCATGAGGGAAATATGATTTTTGCTTTTTGCCGCCAATCTCGCTTTCGGAATATATCTACGTTTTATTTCAGAATCCTGACGCCGTTGTGCAATGAAGGGGCGTGAGGACGAAATGAGTGAGATGTATCATTGCCCGAATTGCAGAAAAGCAACAGACGCAAGCCAAATCCTTGTGATGAATGGGATTGACGATGTTTTAACAGTCAAGTGCGCATGTGGCTGGGCGGATACCCCGCTTGGAGTTCCCGCTCCCACTAATTGCTTTGTTGACTTTTCCATGTCAAATGGAACGTCCATTCGGTGCGTCGCAATTGTCCGTGACGGAATCAGGGTGGGCGTTGGTGCCATTTACGGACTAGAAAAGAATATACACGAGTGGCGTGCCTTCCAGGTACATGGCTCGTCTGTTACGGCTTTTCGATTCGATACGTCCAAAATATCGGTTATCCAGACGACGAGCAAGACCGAAACAGATTTTCACGGATGGCTCGTTGGGTTTGGTGGACTGGGTATGTTCAAACTCGGCGCGGATTCGGATACAGTAACCACTGGTAGTACCGAGTCCCAAGACATATTTTCCGTGTTGACCGTGGAATTAGATGATGGGTCTATTCGCCAATTGAAGTGGGACACTGTCGTATCGTGGTCTGGGCGGCTTATGGACGCGGAAAAACAAATCCGTGAATACGTAGACTTAACACCTAAATGGCTATATGTGTGTCCGGCTTGCGGGAATCGGCATTTGAATGCTGATAATTGCAACGTAGTCAGACTTGTTTGTGGCGGGTGTTCAGAGACATTTCTGGGAAGTGAGATGTGCCCTGTCTTGGTGGTACAGCCGTTTGTGGACAAAGCGGTACGGCAATTGATGGGGGCGACGCGGGATAAAAATAAACCACTAGCGGGTTGGGCTACATACGCAGCAGTTAGTTGTTGGATATGTGCATTCCTATGCTTAATTTGGCTCGCAATGCCGATCATCGCCTTTCTTTTCTTTTGCGCCGGTCTCACAGTCCTTATTATTAAGAAGGAGGTGGGGCTGTTTCCGCAGAATTACATCAAGAATAATCAGTCATCGATGGATTGTTCTAATTTTCGCAAAGCCCGGTCTGAACTCGAATCAATTCGCGCAAGCAATGCGATACTGAGTAACGATCTAAAACCAGTATCTCGACTTGCGCAACGGATACTAAAAGATCAATTTGGAATCAATAAACCGTCGGAAGCTGCTTTTGGTGAAATATGATTTTTAAGTGCAAGCATTGCAACCGTGATGTCAAAGTGCCCGTAGAGTGTCTTGGTTTGGATGGGGAATGTCCTTATTGCGGCATGGCGGTCAAATTCGGCCCGCCGGTTCTCCGGGAGCCACCTTCTTTATTTAAGAAGCAATTATCTTGCCGCTATAGTCCTAAGATTTTTTTAATTGCCCTACTGGTAGTTGCTGCATCGCTTGTGTGCATCTTTGAGCCCGATAGCAATACTAATTCTTCGCGCGGCGCATCATTGCGGAGATACAGTGATACGCAACGGTGGAATAAAGCCCGAGTATACGTCCAAGCGTATCTAAGGGGTGACCCGTGTGTGAGGATACGCCTGCCGACGCATAACGATGCTTATAGTGATGGAAAAGGAGGTAGTCATTACATGGTGTCGGGATATCTGGAATGTCAAAACGTATATGGAGCGATGATTCGCAAGCGATATGTCGTTCGGATGGATATGAAGGATTTGTCCCTGTTGGAACTGTCTCTCCGGTGATTTCCTTTGAACCGTAGTGGGTAAACATTTATTTTCAAAAAGGTGGTTGACACCAAATCGGTTTCGTGATAGGTTCTTGAAAAATGAATAAGCACGCACAAGCATTAGGCAGGCTGGCAAAGGGGAAGCCGAAGACTTTGACGAAAGCTGAAATCGACAGGAGAACCAAGCAGCTTGCCGAATCTCGCAAGAAGAGATGGTCCAAGAAATGATTGTCCGAACACTCAAACTCAAGCTGACGAAATCCCAGGAGGTCACTCTTGATGGCTGGCTTTGGAATCTTACTGGCGTATGGAATTTTGCGATTCGCAAGATAGAGTTGGATGCTCGTGACAAGGTTTACCATTCACAGAATTACCTTCGGAATCTACTCTCTAATCACTCCAGTCGGTTAGGTATACCCTCTCACACATTGCAGGGCATGCTTTCACAGGCGTATCTGGCGTGGCAAAGATGTTTCCAAAAGAAAGCCAAGAAGCCAAGGCTCAAGGGAAACCGAAATAAACTGAATTCCATTCCCTTCCCTGATCCATTACGACCACCCAAGGACAACAGGATTGCCATTCCCGGACTTGGCAAGGTTAGATGCTACAAGCAAGACTTGCCGGAAGTCAGAATCAAGTGCGGCAGAATAGTAAAGCGGGCTTCGGGTTGGTATTTCTGTCTCTGGATTGATACGGTGCATTCATTCCTCGTTCAAGATACTGATAAAGCCGTTGGGATTGATCCAGGTTTCGATACCCTGCTTACCCTGTCCGACGGAACAAAGATAGAGAATCCCCGTGAGTTACGTAAGGGAGCGGCAAGGCTTGCTCAAGCCCAACGAGAACATGACAAGAAGTTGACAGCAAGGTTGCTTGATCGGCAAGCAAACAGAAGGCGTGACAGAAATCACAAAATCTCAAGGAAACTGGTCGAAGAAAACAAGACTATTTACTACAGCGATGACAACTTCAAAGGAATGGCAAGGAGATTCGGAAAGTCGGTTACGGAAGCAGGGTTGAACCAACTGATTGCTATGATGAACTACAAGGGCACTGCAAGCGGTAGAGAAGTTATTCCAGTCAATTCATTTAGAACCACCATGACTTGCTCGGCTTGTGGGGCCTTAAGTGGCCCTACGGGATCGAGCGGGCTTGCGGTAAGGAATTGGGAATGTTCTGCTTGTGGGGCAGTTCACGACAGGGATATCAACTCTGCCGTGACAGTTCTTAATACTGGGCTGGGAATCAGCCACGAGAGGAGATTAAGCAATGCAGCCTAATCCACATCAGGAATCTGCCGGGACTTGCTCCGGGCGGAGATTCAGTTTTGCTTTTTATACAGATACGCACATTACCGGTGTATCCCCGAGGCATCGAGTAGACGATTTCCCGCGTTCTATTCTGGACAAGATTAGAGAGGTCTATTCCGTAGCGGAAGATCGTGGATGCGAGTTCCTGGCCTTTGGAGGGGATTTTTTCAACACCCACAGGATATTCTCCTACGAGATTCTCGGGAATGTTATGGATATTGTTGGCGGGTCTCCTTTGCCGACTTATGCCTGTATCGGCGAACATGACCTGTATGGACACAGTCCAAAGACATACGAATCATCGACACTGGCATTTTTTGCCAAACGGTGTCCCCAATTCACTAATTTATTTAGCCCGGTAGAGGTCGCGACTGGTGTCTGGTTGCACGGCAAGCATGAATGGGAGCCGGTGGGAGTTATCGATAAGCCAGAACACGCGATTGACCGTGCGGTCTATAATATTCTTGTTTGTCACGAATTGATTACGAATCGGCAGGCTCCTTTTGATGTAACCCATACGAGTGTCTTTCAGAATTGCCCATACGATCTGGTGGTGTCGGGTGATTTGCATAACGGATATGATCCCCACGAAGTCAATGGGACATGGTTTTGCAATCCAGGGGCTATTGCACGCCGCTCTATATCTGATATGTGGAGTCCAACCGTGGCAATTATAGAAATTGAAAAGGGCATCCCGCCCATTTTTGACATGGTGAGGCTGAAATCCGCTCGCCCTCACGACGAAGTATTCGGAGAGGGCATCGCGGAGGTTGCCTTGACAAAAGAAAACAAGGAGAGGGATGGGCACGAGTTAGCCGAAGAGTTGATGAAATTTGAAGTAGAATCGGTAGACGTACATGACCTTATCCAGAAAGCCGGGAGGGCAAAAGGAATTAAGGAGCCGGTGTTACACTACCTATCTACTAAAAAACCAGAAGAATAAAATAACAGTGGAGGCGAGAGATGAGTGAAGACGATAGAGATGGCATTTTTTCAGGAGAGGATGAGTTTGGCGGCTTTGAGACCGACTTCGGTGATTTGGATGGAGATAATATGTCCGAACTCGCAGCGGATGAAGAGGATGGCGCGGGCGACGAAGAGGGGAGCAATGTAGGTAACTGCGAAGCGGATAAGGTAGCAGAGAACGAATCCGAAGTCGCTAAGCCTGTTCAGGCAAAGAAGACTCGACTCAGGAAGACAGCAATAAAGCCTACGACAGCAGTCCAGAAGATTGTTAAGGAGATGATGCGAAAGGCGGGAATCGATACGTTGCCGAACCTTTCGCATCTCATGCGAGATAAAGAGGGGATGCGGGTATCCGTATCCGATATCGCCCTGTTCACCGAGCCTCCAGCCGACGACGCATTGTCTTCCATTGCCGAGAAGATACCCAATCGCAATATCGTCAATTTAAGTGCCGAGCTGGAAAGGAAGCGTATCGTTCTGATCGGCACCGAAATTCTGAAGGCTGGTCGTATGTACCAACCGATTCAGGTTGCGGATATCGTCGAGAATGGAAAGCCGACTGGAAATCTCCAGTGTACAAGTGGAAGGCACAGGCTGGCGTTCATTGCCTTGGCTTACGGATCGAATGCTAACATTCCGGTGTATGTCGAAAATATGACATTAAACGAGGCGAGAGACGCCGTTGTCGTCGCGAATCAGGCAAGACGCACGCAGACACTTGAGAAGGCTGAGCATGCCGTTCTTGGAGCCGTAGGCGGCAATGCTGATGCGGAACAAAAGGCCATTTACGACGCTACGGCAACAAACAAGACGGGGGCTCGCAAGTATTGTCTATACAGCGTATTCGAGAAGGGGTACCCGTCCAAGTTGGAGTTCTCGATATCGACGACTCCATCTCGTAAGGGCGGAGGGCTTACCACGGTGAGTAATATAGAAAGCTTCTGGAAGTTAGCACTCACCTGGACGAAAGATATGTCGTGGAAGAAGTTTGATAGCGCCCTGAAAGGCTCCATTGTCTTCTTGAATGGCGTGGTCTCGTCCATGCAGAAAGATGAGGCTTTCGATCCGGCTCAGCATTTGTCAGCGATGACTCTTTCGGCTATTGGCAAATGGTATCGGGCTTATGTGGATATGGTCGGTATCCCCAATCCCGATGCCGTGGCTAAGGCAGTTGTCGGGATGGGCGATATTGGTCGGCAGAAGTCCGATACTACCTATCAGGCACTAACCGAAATGATGCGGTCGTAGCGTCGTGGGTAGCGACGGGGCTGTCCTTGCATAAGGACAGCCCCGCCGAGATGGGTTGGGAGCGAGGCTACAGAACAGACTTCGGATGTTTTGCTTGTTTTAACAAAAGGGAAACCCAAAACCTTCAATCCAATTCAAGAAAAATGCTATCGCCTTTAGGTTTGCGCCCATAGGAGTACCGGTATCGGTTGATCGTGACGCAAAGCGTTGTGTTACTTCCTCCGGTACCATGTTGTGATGATTGTCATATGTTCACAGCAAGCGTTAAATCCAGCAGGAGTTGCTCGGGTATGCCGTGAAAATCCCAGCGAAGAAGTTTATGCGCTACCCTGGGTGACGAATTCGAGTGAGTTAGATGAAAACTTCAAGGCTAACAGGACAAGTCCGAATCGGATGCTGCCGTGTGTCCCAAACAAGGAACACGCGGAAGGGGAAAGTCTGAATTTCTATGACCGCCTTGAAGACGATGCTTTCGGAACTATGGCGGATGCCTTGGCCCACGGAGCACTGGTTCTCAATGAGATAATGAAGCCTTCGTGCGAGAGCGCATTCTACGGAAGGGTGTTATCTCCGGGGTGGGTTCCTAACTCTGTCGCCATTATGAACAGCACGACGGCGGATCGTCTCATCCCATGTGAGCCCTTATCCGCTAGGCTATACGCCATGACGACGGTGCCAGTTATGGTGAAATGTACGAGTGATTTCAAAGAATCGACGGGATGCTCGGTCGAAGAAATTCCAGTTTTGTTGGCAACAGATTTCATTCCGCGCATCGGGGCTTTTATGCAGTTCTACAAGTTGTTTTCGGGAAAGGACTGTGTTTTTTCCGCCCCCATCGAGGACTTTTCTGGTCATTTACCCCTCCGGTGGAGGTATAATCGGGCATACAAGGTGTGAAATGCTAGAAGACTTCTACGATAAGTATGACGTTCCCATTGGGGATAGGATTCCATTGGAGAAAAATATCCTCCTCGTGGTTCCGTCCCCCAAGTACGACATATCGGAAGCGGTGAATGGACTGGGAGTATCTCGCTATGAGGTTGCCGTTACGTGGCCCAAAGACTCGATTGACATGCTCGCCGAAATTTGTGCGATGAAACCCAAGTTCGTTATCCAGTGTGGGCGCGGAATCACTCGCAAATTCCCCGCTGCCGAGACGGATGCGGAATTTAAGTGCTTTCGAGATAGGGCAATAGCCGCGACCGCTGATTCATTTGTCGGGCTTCACCACCATGACGAATTCAGCATTCGTGATGGGCTGGGGACGGTGAAGAGTCTGGTGGAATTGCTAAAAAAACAGCGTCGATCTTTCTGTTGCGTGTCGAATCACGGGACGGTTGGCGGGTGGGTTCGCCAATATAGAGCGTGCAAGAGCGCGGGAGTGAAGCCAATTTTTGCCATGGAGGCGTATGTCTCCTCGTACCGGGGAGACGATGCCGAGCGTAAGAAAAAACATCGCAAGGCAAACCATCTTCTCTTGATTGCCAGGACGAGAGAGGGGTTCGACAACATCATTCGCATTCACAATGACGCGCAACTCAATGGGTTCTATTACAGTCCTCGTGTAGACCGAAAAGCAATTCGCAAGTGGGGCAAGGGCATATGTGCGACTTCGGCGTGTATGAAAGGCGAATTGCCCGAACTTCTCATGGAGAATCAATACCATCGCGCTCGCCGTCTGTATGAATTTTACGCTAAGTGTTTTGACCAGTTCTACATTGAGGTTCAGATTATCGAATGCGAGATGCAACGGGAGGTCAATCGAAGGCTTGTCAAGTTCGCACAGGACGTAGGGGCACCTTTGGTGATTGGTTGCGACTCCCATTACCTTGAGCCAGAACACGATTCTACCCACAACATTCTCATGTGTATTCGTCAGGGCAAGACTGTTATGGAGCAGAAGGAGCGTGACGATATTTGGGAATTCGACGTTGGAAACCTCTACTATCGAAATGCAGAGCAAGTTCGCCGTGGATTCTACAAGCCCTTCAAGGAGAAGGGGGCGGACTCAGAATCTCCTGCATTTTGCGACGATGTATTCACGGATGAAGTGTTCGAGTCCGCTATGGCGAATACTCGACTTATTGCCGTGGATTCCGAGATTATTGAGCTGGATTCTACCATTCGGCTACCTTGTCTGTATCCTGACGGGCGCAGTATTTTGCGCAATAAGGTCAACGATGGCTTCAGACGCAGGGGGCTCGATAATGGGTCGTCATATCTGGCTCAAGATGGTAAAAAAGTGAAGATTCCAGCTCAAGCATATATAGACAGACTGTGTATGGAGTTCGATGTCATAACCAAGTTAGGATGGACGGACTATTTCCTGATCGTTGAAAAGATTGTCTCTGACGCCAAGGCAAAATACGGAGAATGGGTTGTTGGGATGGGGAGAGGAAGTGCAGCCGGTTCGGTGGTGTGTTATTGCCTTGGGATTACAGATGTAGATCCGCTCGTACATGGTCTTCTTTTCGAGCGATTTCTCTCGGCAGACAGAGTTGGAATTTCCGCTTGCTCTTTTGAGGTGTGAACGCATGACATCTATTGAAAAACTGATAGAAATATGTGATGCGAGGTTGGTTGAATTAGGGTTATCATCCGAGTATCGCGTTAGAATGGAAGACGAGGTTCTCCACCTTGAGAGATGGCATGATTACGGCAATCGAGACATGGCGGCTGAGCTTTTGAGCAAGATGGGCAATTCCCCCGTTCCGTCAAATAAGTCTGGCTCCTTGATATTGTTTCTTATGGGGATTTCGTCGGTTGATCCAATAGAACATGGCATCCCGATGTCCAGTGCGACAATCAGGAGCGGAGACGCTCCCGACATAGATAATGATTTTGACCCACGATATAGAGAGGACATTAAGCGTCATATCGTGGAGTCATTCGGGGAAGAGCGTGTCTGCTCGATTGGATCGTATCAAACCTATCGAACAAGTTCCGTGCTGACCGATGTAGCCCGAACGCTCGGTCTGGATATTCATGAGATTCGGGCTATAACTAAAAAGATTCAACCATTGCAGTCTTTCGAGGACGAAGAGGGGCAAGAGCAGAAGGTTGATGATATGAGTTTTGATGATTTATGCGAGCATTATCCTGACCTGAAGGCATACCTTGAAAAGTATCCAGCGGTACGGAGGCACGCAGAAGTTCTCCGCAATCAAGTCAAGAACATGGGGACGCACGCAGGGGGCGTAATTATATCAGACCTCAATTTGCAAGGGCGAATACCTGTTCTATATGATAAGCCATCCAGTGAATCCAGAAAGATCATTTCGGCATGGGCTGAGGCACCCGGCAAGAGCGAAGATTTGAGCGAGGTAGGACTTGTAAAATTCGATATTTTAGGGCTGAACACCCTTTCTGTTATATCGGACTGCATGGCACTGATTGAGAAAACGAGGGGCAAGAAAATAACAAGGGAGCAAGTTCCGATTGACGACAGGGAATCAATTCGCACTTGCTCTCGTGGTGACTTGGTGGGAATCTTTCAGCTTGAAAATCCAGCGACATTACCGGTGGCAAGGGAGGTGGCCCTTGAGACTCTTGGCGACGTTTCCGCTTTGACCTCTCTCATTCGCCCCGGACCAAGAGACATGGGGATGGATATGGAGTATGCTCGACGCAAGCATGGTCATCCCTACGTTATGCCTGATTTTCTAAAGCGCATGCTGGCAGACACATACGGAACAGTGGTTTTTCAGGAGCAGGCGATGTCTGTCGCACAGAAGATAGCGGGTCTTTCCAAGCCAGAATCTTACGGATTTGTTAAAGCAATCGCTAAGAAGCTGAAAGACAAAATGGCATCATTTCATCAGAAATTCAGAGATGGTTCCAAGCCACTACGAGATTCTGGCGAGCTGACTATGGAAGATGTTGATGCGATTTACAATTTGCTGGAGACTTTTGCAGGATATGCGTTCAACCGGGCACATGCCGTCTCATATTCAGCTATTAGTACGATTCAGTTATGGTTAAAATACCATTATTTTCCCGAATTCTTGTGTGCCCTCATCAATAATACCGATCCTGGCAAGAAGAAACATGGTTCTTCCAATATCATGGTGGATTACATAAATTATTCTCGTCGAAGAGGCGTTGCTGTGCTCGGACCCCATATAAGTAAGAGCAAGGGGAGTTTCACGCTAGACAATGGAGATATTCGTTTTTCGCTGGGGCACATCAAGTACGTGGCGACTATGGCAAATGTAATCGAGTCGTTTCAGCCCATCGTCAGCATGGAGGATTTTCACGAAAGGGTGAAAGTAACGAGCGTAGGAAAGACGGGGCGCAAAACAAGTCGGAGACCTAACAAGCGGCAAGTGGAGAGTCTTATTGCGGCTGGTGCTTTTGACCATTTAGGGACTCGCAATGATGTAGCAGCGAAATACTATGAATTAAGAAAGGGCAAGGAGGAAGATCCCCCGGAGAGAACTGATGATGAATGGGTAAATATGGAAAAAGAGGTAATTGGGGTATGCCTGTCAAAAGAACCACTTTACAAACAGTATGAAGAACTCATTCGCAAGAATAAGTGGACGGCGATTCATGGGATAAGTGACAAGAAGAAAGTCCGGGTGTTCGGCAAGGTTGAAAATATTAGTCCTCATACGTCCAAGGCTGGCAACTCAATGTATATAGTAGTCCTTGGTGATGGTTTGGACGTTATGAAATTTTTCGTATTTGCTGGCGGCATGGAGTTCTTCCGTGAGAATGTTAAGATTGGGAATATCGGAGCGTTTCCACTGGATAGGTTTGACGACTCGGATACCCGTTTTTTTGATGATCGGGGTAATGTTGAAATTCTCAAAATGAAGTAGAAAATATAAGGAGGAGAAGATGCTGGAAAAAGACACACTGATCAGGGTACAGACGAGGACGAAGGAAGATATTTTCGGAGACTGCCTGTACAAAATCGTCGAGACCGGAGTCTCGATGCCGGACCCATCGGGACAGGACTGCCTCGTGGCAGACGGTGTTAGGTGCGTGATGCTTGGGGGCTCTGGACCTTCGGCTCGCAAAGGCTTCGAGGTTATGGATCGAGAGCCCACCATCCAAGCCAACATCCGCGAGGGAATTACGGAAATCATTACAGATGACAAACGTGCTGAAATTTTGGCATACTATGAAGATCGGGCAAAGGACGGAACTCCTCGTCGGGTGGCTCATGGTGGCTCTGGCGTCTTAGAACTATGATGTCGAATGGGGCAGGTTAGTAAACGTCACTTACCTGTCCCATTTGGGAAATGGAAATGGGATGGTAACGATTGTAATTTGCTATCGAGCTGGAACATCGGAAATGTTGAAGGTATGCTTGTCTAGTCTTCAGCGGCATACGAAACAGGAGGTTGCCTGTGCCGTTGTCACGACCGATGTAGATGATGGGCTTGTCTCACTCCAGAAGGAGAATCAATTCTCCCTATTTGAAGTGGATGTTCCTGACGATCCCGCATCCCGTATTCATGGAAACATGCTCGACAAAGTAATTCCCTCCGAAATAACGACAGAATACGTCCTGACTTTGGACTCTGACTGCTTTCCGGTGGCTGATTACTGGCTTAGAGATTTACTGAAAATGATGGATGATTCACGGCTGGTTGGTATCTTGCATCCTTGGGCACCACCGCCTGACGACATGGCTAAGAGCAAGATGACATGGCGAATTCGCTCGCAGCGTTGTTGGAATGGAACCCATGTCGCCTGCCAAATGATTCGGACGGCTGATTACAAAGAGCTTCAATCTTGTGGTGTGAATTACGCAGGAGGGGACGATACGGGATTGCTTGTTCCGATGCAGGCGGCGGCTAAGGGATGGGGCATATCTGGCTTCCGACCTACACGCTGTCCACTTCCTTCTGCGAATGGATCGCATTTCGATCCGGAGTACAATCGAACATGTTGTGTTATTTTTGGCGATAAGATGTGTCATGTCGGATCATATACGCTATCCAAGTGCGGGATCGAAAAACGCGATTCTGCCACGTTCGAGTGGTCGGTTGGGCGTATATTGGCTGATAACGGTGCTGAATTTTTGCTTGAAGATCGACTTTCTCACCGCTACCGATTCGACTCAGAAGAAGAAGTTTCCAAGTATGATATGGGTATTATATTTGGCGCCTGCGCCGACGGACGAACTCTTAGGGGATGACAAACAAGGAGAATGGCTATGAATTTTCCATTCGGAGAAATTAGCGGAACTTACGAGATTTACAGGAATCAGCAATTGGATAATGAGTTTCGCTTAGACTGCGAAGTGACATTCATGGAGGATGGGAAGACCGCAGAGAAATTGGAGTGGAGCGTCGATGGCGGAATTCTTCGCTTGAGGGACGGGGATGGAACCGTGGCTTATGAATTCATTGGCGTCGAGATGGTCAACGGGATTGTTGCGGCGTCCGGGTTCTACCGATACCAAGGCGTACCTGAGCGGGTTGTCATGTGTAAGAGGCTTCTGCTATCTGAAGTGAAGTGGCGTATTTGTGTTTCGTCCCATCCTAAGAATGAGAAGGATGTGATGCCTAAACTGATCAAGTCTATGAAACAGGCGGGGGTTGACTTGTCTGCGGTAACAGTTGTGGTTGGCAGTGTTCCGTATGCAGAGGCATTCAGTAGAAAAAGTTCTGATGGCATTTCGTATGTCTCCACGGATATCAACCTGAAGGGACTAACGTCTTTATCAAAGGTGTGCAACGAGGGCGTGGAATACCATTTTATGATGCACGACACTTGCACGGTAGCTGAAGATTTTATGGCTCGGATGGGTGCGATAAGTTTGGGATTGCATCCTGATATCGTCCTATTTCGTCCTCCATCGGAGGGATTGGACATGGGCGTCTACTCAGAGTCCTTCTTGGAAGAGCAGGACGACCTTGTATCCATCCAAGACCGGGATCGGTTCGATACTTTGTGGCGGCGAGCAGAGGTTGCCGTCATCATGCCGGGAATCAAGGTGGTAAGGAGTCCACAAGACCACTATCACAACAAAGTTCTCCGTGCGGAATGGAAAATGTCCCGAGTCGGCGTTTCCAAACTCAAGAGAATAGGGAGATAAGTTTGATCTCTTTATCGTTGAAGGTGCTTGACGAAAACGCGGGACGACCGTGTGGCAACCCATTCAAGGTCAGGGCGGTATGGGAAAACCCGCTCTGTACGATACAGGGCTTTCGAGAGATAGGTACGGGGTTGGCTGTTGGTCTCGGGAGGGATATGTCCTTCCACGTCGAATCTCTCATTGGAGGCGTTTATGTGCTAAGCCACAGAATAGCCCAGGATGGGGAGATTATAGTCGCCGTAATTAACACTCGCGGGGCAAGCGTGAAGGATCTGGGAGGCGAAGCAATCGAGTTCGCCACCATCAGCATAGTCGAACAGTCTATCAAGCCAGTACGATTCATAGAGGCGAAAGATGGGATGCGTGTCATTGTGGGCGGTCCGAAGGAGATAGGGAAAGATGTCTGACTTGCCAGTCATATCCGTCTTTGGAGTCTCCGAAATTAAGCTGGAAACTCCCGGTCCGGCACCCGGATTTGAGACAAGGGAGTTGGATTGCCGATGTCACCTAACGGATGACGAACTGCCGAAGATATTGTCCGAAGACAAACCGGTAGCCATTGTCTCCATCGGGGAATCCCGTCAAGGGTTTCCGAACTTGGGATCTGCTCCGTTCTTTATCAAGCGAAAGTGGTTGCACTTTGGACCTAATGATGGACACGATGTTATAGGTCGGGATGTCTTTCGGTGTTTCCTGCGTAATGTATTGGAAAGAAGAAGTCCGATACCTCTTGTGAGTGTTTTTACGCCTGCCTATAAAACGGGAGACAAGATTTTGCGTCCTTTCCACTCCCTGTTGTCTCAAACGTACGCGGATTGGGAATGGATTATCATGGATGACTCTGATGACGATGGGGAAACGTTTGCGTTGCTCAAGGATTTGGCATCTCGTGACCATCGCATACGGGTATACAAAGAGTGCAGGCATTCAGGATCAATAGGAGATGTCAAGAGGGCGGCTTGTGATTTGGCAAGGGGGGCTATTCTTGTCGAACTTGATCATGACGACCAGCTTACACCGCAATGTCTACAATGGCTTGTATCGGGTTACAGCAAACATCCTGATGTTGGATTCATCTATACAGATTTTGCCGAGTGTTCGGAGGGTGGGGACAGCGTAGAATATAGTCCCGGCTGGGGATTCGGATATGGCAGCTACAGGAAAGAGAATCATAACGGTATGATTTATTCAGTCGTAAATTGCCCCCATATCAATGCTAAGACAATTCGACACATCATCGCAGCTCCAAACCATGTTCGATCTTGGAGAACAACTGCATATAGAGCAATGGGTGGGCATAACCCAATAATACACGTCGCTGACGATTATGAAATCCTCATTCGTACATTTTTATCAACTCGTATGGGGCATATTCCAAGGATGGGATATATTCAATATCGGAATCAAGATGGAAACACTCATCGGGCAAGGAACAAAGAGATTCAAAGGCTTGTGCGGTATTTCTCAATTGCGTATGACGCCAGCATTCATCGAAGGCTGATAGATCTGGGCGTAGACGATTTTATTTGGGATTCTGAAAGAAAGCAGCCATCGTTTTTCCGATTGAGAATGCCGAATCAATCCGTAGAGTCTCACTGCACGGTAACGATAGATGTGTAGTAGGGAGCCAGCGTGTCCTGCTTGCGGAAAGACGGCAAGAAAGCAACGCCGGTGGTCACTCGGACAGTCAAGGGCGGCAAATGAGTGGGCGTACATTTGTCCTGATTATCCATCCTGTGACACCTATGTTGGCTGCCATCCCGGCACTGACATTCCGCTAGGAACGATGGCGGGGCGGGAATTGCGTCTACTTCGCAAGAAAGCCCATGACGCATTCGATTGGGTATACGAATTTTTCCTCAAAAGATAGTCGACTATAGTGATGTATGGTGATATCTTGGTATTATGAAATTGAGCGAATATGCCCGACACAAGACAATTGTGATAGATGATGCGAGCAAAAAATGACAATCACCCGTACATCCAGATTTGCTTTGAAGTTTTCCAATTCTGGAAAGCGAAAGCAACTGCTTGATTTCGTCAATGAATATGTCAAGGTGGTCAATGCCATCATTGAACTGCTTTGGCAGGGCAAGGTTTTCAAGGGATCATTCGTATCAAAAGATATTCTATCACAAGTTGACACTTGGCTTTCAGCAAGAGCATTGCAGGCTTGCGGCAAACAGGCTTTACAAGCGGTCAAATCACAACGAAAGCGCAGGAAGAAAACAATGCCTGTTGTCAGGTCTCAAACGGTTGAACTTGACCAGCGTTTTGTTTCCTTCATTGATGCCGATTCATCCTTCGATGAGTTTGTGAAGTTTTCGTCACTTGGGAACAAACTAATTGTCGTTTGTCCGATCAAACACCACAGGCACTACAACGACCTTGTCTCTCGTGGTTTCAAGCGATCTAAGTCAACAAGGCTTACTGTCGTTAATGGCAGCCTGTATCTCGATGTCATACTCGAAAGAGAAGCCATACCCATTAAGTCAGGCAAAACCATCGGGATTGACATGGGTATCAAGAAACTGATGGTTGATTCAGATGGCAATGAGTACGGCAAGGACATTGAAAGACTGCTGGACAAAGCTAACAGAAAGCAGTTCAAGTCTAGGGCGTTTGACAGGGCTTTAGCCGAAAGAGATGCCTATATCAATGCTGCCGTCAAGCAATTACCTCTTGCCAATGTCGTCATTGAAGATTTGGCAGGCTTGGACAAAAACACTAAGAAAAGGCTTAGAAAGCCATTCAGAAAGAAAGTCCATCGCTGGACTTATGCTAATCTCATAAAGTCGGTGGAAAGATATACAGAAGTAGTTGGAGTCCAATGTCTGCATGTCAACCCGGCTTATACATCGCAGACCTGTAGTAAATGCGGGTTTATTCACAAGTCAAACCGAGATGCTGAGTTATTCGAGTGTGGGAATTGTGGCTACACAGCGGATGCAGACTTTAATGCGTCTTTGAATATCTTGAATCGGTCACTGGCCCAGCAAAATATGGTCGCTGGAAGTACGAAAGCAAACATTCAACTATGAAGTTTGCAACTATGGAAGTCGGGAAGGATGACTCGAACGGGTGCCTATCGGGAATTGGCTCGCATCCTTGAAATACCGCCCGAGCGGTTTGATAAAGACGCCCATATCGCCCGCCTTGACAGTGATCAATGTTGTGCCGTTATATCCGCCTTCAATTCCATGCGACCGTGGAAAGTGCCCCGTTTCTGATTTTATCTCAGAATCTACTGCGACTTGTGCAATGAAGGAGCGTGAGGGTATTCGGTTGTGTCGTCAAAAAAGGATAACTCGGAATGAAAATCAGAATGAACCACACCTCAATAGGCGATGGATACCTGACCACGGATCATCCATCCAGCAGCTATAATATCCCTGTATTTGTGGACGATGACGGGAATGCGTATGGACCCGGTGACAAATTTCCACGATTCAATTGCAATGTCGGGTATCTTCATCAAGCGGAGGAGGTGGAATACACAGCCGAAGAAATTCAGTGGGTGCATGACTACATCGTGCGCACTAATTTAAGCGATTGCGAGACGAGAACAGGAGCCAGAATGGATAGCCGTTGGCGGGTTTGGCTATTCGGTGAGACATGGAAAACAGCAGGGCAACTTGCCGAGATTGAGCGGATCAATGGCAAAAAGATGATTCGCAACCGGTAACTGATTTTTTCAGAATCCATTGCGACTTGTGCAATGAAGGGTTGTGAAGATCGAACCCCGTCGGCAGGAGGAAGCATGAAGACAGCAACAGAGTTTTGGGAGGCGCAGCAGTTAGCTAAAGACGAGGTTGTTGGCAATTCTGGAGGTGGACAATGAACTACACAAAGACCGTATTGATGCCGATTGACGTTCCTGACTGCGGGTACTGTCGGGAGCCGGGAACCCCGTATCGCATCTGCGAGCACTTCGACAACGAGGGCGGGCACCCTACGTGCGAGCTAAACTTGGGGTCGCTAAAGTATGCCGATGACGGTGGAGTGCGGAAACCGGTCGGTGTGCTTCACTTGCTGGCGCATCCTTCACCCTTCGCGGTGAAGCGAAGCGGAACTCCCGATAGCGGTGGAAGGAGTTGTTAGGCATGAATTGGCGACCGAGACAGACTGCGCCTACAGACGGCACCCCATTCCTTGCTGCGTGGTTGAGTAACGTCGTCATCGCGTACCGCAATACCGACGTTGACGGGTGGCAGGAGTGGCCCGACGGCGACTTCGAGGATGTGCCCGGTGAGTGGACTCACTGGATGCCACTTCCTTCTCTGCCGAACACCCAAGCTGACTTTTGCGAAAGGAGCGAAGCGGAATGAGCATAAAATCAAGCGACTTGTTCGCCGTTGGCGACGAGGTACAGATCAAGGTCGGTGCGTCTGCGTGGATGAAGGAGCATAACTACTGGATTGCCGATTGGCCGGAGTCTATTGACGGTATGGCGGGAGTTATTGCGAACGACTACACGCAGTACGCCGGAAACGACTGCCACTACGAGGTTGTGATTGAAGGCGTGACCGGGTGCGGTGTGCATCCGCAATGGTTGACGGCGAACGCGGCTGATTTGATCGTGAAGACAGGTGAATCGAATTGTTGTCACGAAGACTTCATCTGCTGTGGCCGCGAGATGACTCCTACAGGCTTTCAATTTGGCAACGGTTGGGAGTGTGACGTTTGCGGACACCGTGAGTTCGACGTAGCATCGTTCAAGATGGGCGGCAACTACGAAGAGTATTTGAGGACGAGCGACAATGCCTGTGCTACCTTCCCCGTTCGTGTTCAGGATCAAGGGTAACCTCGCTTTGCTCGGTCGCTAGAGAATTCGAACCACGGATTACACTGAGCACACGGATTAATGTGTAAACATCTATCCTGAAACACCTTGCGAATCATTTTGTCACTGGCTACAAGCAGTGCCCATAACCCCATCCCGAATCCGTGTATTCCGAGTAATCCGTGGTCAGAAAATCCCCCATCCACAACAGTTTTCTCTTGACGGTGCATCCCCGTCACGCGGTTACAGGTTCCCATACATTACTGCGCATCATTGCACGGGGTGGTGGAGACCTCCAAGTCGGCGGCAATGGCCTTCATCGGGGCGCCCCTTGCCTTCCGCCAGGACCGCAGCGCGTGCCCGAGCTTGGCTCGCGCACAGTCGCGGTTTTCGTTCTGTCGTTGTTCGCCTCGCATGGCTTCATGCTCCCCATCAAAAGAAAGGCGCGCATTCGCGCTTGCCGTCAAACGCCTCCGGCCAGCCGCCGTGCGCCTCAATGGTCTGGTCTATGGCGTTCATCAGCCGGATCGTCTCGTGCAAGGCGACGACGATTTTCTGGTAGTGCTGGATGTCGGCGTAGTCGAGGGTGCGGCCCTTTCGGTCTTTGAGCCACTTTTCGCAGACCTGGTAGCCGCCGACGCGGAAGTTCCAGACGTCTGCCGGAATGCCGCCGAAATATTGGGTGGCGTTGATGTGGACGCGGCCGGTGGGGTCGGGGGACGCGGACGGTAATGAGGAGAATGCAGGCGGGACGCCCGCACCACTTTCTTCCGACGGCAGGCAAGATGCCTGCACCACGTTAAAGATGACTCGGTCAACTTCGTTGGTGCCTTTTTCGGGGAAGTCGGTGATGAAGTGATCGAGATTGGGGGATTGCAGGAGATGCAGGGCGACGAGGTCGACGCCATGTGCGGCGAGGCGGAAGAAGAGGTCGTGGTCGGCGGTGAGGGGCAGGCGCGGGAAGTCGATTTTGAGGAATTCGGCGTAACGCTCGCGATAGGTCGGCGAATGGAGGATGGCGTAGGCGTAGTGGAAGATGTCTTCGGGCGTGAACCGGGCGGGTGCTGACGCTGACGCGGCGGGCGCAGCGACAAACGGGATGCCAAGCCGCTTTTCGAGATCGGCTATGAACTTTGGATTCAGGTTCGGACGTCGCCCGCCGGAGATATCAAGCTCGTCGCCCTCGGGGTGGAGGTAGAGGGGGAAAGCGGTGTTGATGTCGTAGGCGGCAACGGACTTATGAGCCGCCAGCGCGTTTGTGCAAAGAAGCCCGAACGGTTCCTCGGTCTTGCGGGTGGTTAGTATCGCCAGATTGTCGCCGTCGGGATGGAGGTAGAGGGGGAAAGCGGAGGTTATCTCACGCGTGCGATTTGACACGCTACAGCATTCGGAAATAGCAGACGAACAGAAGACATGGACATAGTCACCGGCAATCACTTGGCGGCAGGCCAGTAGCGAAAGGTTGTCGATGGTCATGTGTCGCATGACCGGGCGTGCCGGCGTGCCGATGAATCCGCGCGATTGGCCGCTGTACCAGGTGTGGCGAAGGTCGAACGGGCGATACAAGATCGGCTGGAAACAGGTGTCTTCGCGGTTTTTGGCCACATCCGCCTTGGCTTTGGCGACTTGCCAGTCGCGGCTGTCTTTGTGCAGATCATAGCGGGTGCGGATCGCGTTTTCGTCGAGTGTGCGGAAATCCTCCACGACTCGCCGGATGCCTTCTTTCGTGAAATGGATGGATAAACGATCACGCTCGGTTTTGACGGCATTACCGGAAACCGTGAAGACCTCGCGCAAGGACCAGCCGCGCTCGTATTCTTCCCGGCTGCGGTCGTCCTTGGGCACGAAGAAGTGATAGGGCTCGTTCGGGGCGAGTTCGGTCCAGGGGGTGGTTTCGGCGTCGTTTTCCCAGAGCCAGTGGTATTTGCCGCCGACGAGCCGGTCGTCTTCGTAGAGGGCGCGGCGGCCCCAGAGGTCGGCGTGGTATACGCGGGCCAAGGTAGACGCGGCGTCACGCCGCGTTGGAACGAGGCGGGACGCCGCGTCTACTTTGTTTTTCACCGCCAGGAGGATGGATACGCCGACGGTGATGTCGAAGACGTTTTCGTCCTTGCCGCCGTCGGGAGTCCTTTCCTTCTTCTTGGAACTGCCATGCAGGTTGAGGACATAGATTTCGTCGAAGGATTCGAGCAGGCTTTGGCGCATGCGGCGATGGGTGATGCCGTCGAGGTAGCTGTTGTTGGTGATGAAGCCGACGATGCCGTGGCCGGTCTGGTCAATGCGCCATTGGGCGAAGCGGATGAACTTGATGTAGTCGTCGTCGAGGTTGAGCTTCTTCTCGTTGAGGTCGCGTTTGTAGTCGGCCAGCAGCCCGAGAATCCAGGGGTTGCGGTTCATCTGGCCGAAGTTGGAATAGGGCGGATTGCCCATGACGACCATGATCTCGCGGTCGCGCTTGATTTCGGCGGCGGCGTTGGCTTCGCGCGAAATGAACTGGCCGAGCAGCATCTCGGAGCGCTTGGCGGCTTCTTCGAGGGTGTTGGTGAGGTAGATGCCGAGCCGCTGGTCGCTGCCGAAGGTGTAGCCGGTGGTTTCGAGTTGCATGCTGAGCTTGAGGTGGGCGACGGCATAGGGGGCCATGAGCAGTTCGAAGCCGAACAGGCGCGGCAGGAGATGGCGGCCGACATAGCCGTCCCTCACGCCGCGCTGACGCTGGAACGCCTCCTGGATACGCTCGATGGCGAAGTACAGGAAGGTGCCCGTGCCGGTGGCCGGGTCGAGGATGAGGGTGTTTTCGTCGGCCAGTCCCCTGGGACGGTCGAGGCGGGTCTTGAGCAGCCAGTCGAGCGAGCGGACGATGTAGCGGACGACGGGTTCGGGGGTGTAGAAGACGCCGCGCACGTCGCGCAGGGCCGGATCGTAGGCGGCCAGGAAGGTTTCGTAGAAGTGGACGACGGGGTCTTCGCGGCCTTTGCACTTGCCGAAATCGCGCAGGATTTCGCCCATGTCGGCGTGCGCGAGCAGGGCGACCATGTCGTTGACCGCCCAGGCGATGGTGTCGGGCATGCGCGCACCAGCGATCTGCTCGAAGAGCAGGCGCAGGAAGGGATTGGTGCGCGGCAGGTACTGGGCGGCGGAGAGGCGGGAGAAGGGCTTGCTGGGGGCCTGTGCGCGGGCGGCGAAGAGGCCGTAGGCCAGCGTCTGGGCGAACATGTCGGCGAAGGCGTGCTCGTCGAGATCGGGAATCAGGGTCTCGCGAAAGGCGGTCAGCCATTCGTTCAGCCAGACATCGGGAGTGCCATAGCCGGGCATGGTCTCGTGGACGGCCCGCGTGTCGGCGGACTTCTGCCGCTCCTTCTCGTCCCGCAGCGTGGCCAGCAGGAGGTCGCGCAGCATGCGCGTGAACCCGGCCATGTGGCGGGCCAGATCACGGGCCGTGGAGACAGTCAGGGCGGGCTGGGTATAGAACGCCGTGAGGAAGGCGGTGAGTTGCGCCGCGCCGTCGGGCACGGGCTTGAGACGCCCCTTGGCATCGAAATCGGCCACGCGCAGGGTCAGCCGCTTCTCGCCGGCGGCATACCAGCGGAATTCAAGGTAATCGGTCAGCACCCAGTTCGGCAGGGTGGCATAGCGCAGGAACTGCCCACCGTTCGGCCCCTTGCCGCGCTCCATCTCATCGAGGTTGACGCCGACATCCTTGGTCTCGATATGCCCGACCGGCACACCATTGCGCGTGATGTTGAAATCCGGGGCGCCGCAGGCGATGCGGCGGGGCTCGTTGGTGGCGACGATGCCGGGGTCAACGGCTTCGAGCAACGCCTTCAGCGCCGGGCGGTGCGTATGCTCGGTGGCGTCACCGCGCTCGATATTCGCGCGCAGGTCGCGTATGTAGTCGCCGAATGTGCTATGGTTGGGCATAAGGTGACAAGCGACCTTCCAGTTCCGAGATATTCTCCGATACATGTGCCAACAAATCGTCAGCCGTCGTCCATTCGGGGTCTTCCAGATCGGCTCTGGCATAGGCCAGCCAATCGCGGGGATTCCAGGAGTCAGTCTTTCTCGGCAAGACACACCCCCTCACGCAGGATGGTTTCGAAAAAAGGATCGCGAATGTGGCGTTTCTCGGCCAAACGTTCCAGAGATATCGGCACCTGGTTCAAGGCAGGCTTGTTGCGGATGCGTCCGATGGCCCGGCGCAGGGTGCGTGCCGTCGACTGTTGCGTCTCGATCCCGTTCGTGACGATACACAGGTCGATATCGCTTTCCGGCGCGTTCTCGCCACGCGAATACGATCCGAAAAGCAAAACGCGCTCGACATGCAGGACCTCATCGAATGCCTGAATGCACGCCTGCAATCCATCCGCATGCGCGTGCAACGCTTCCGCCATTCGTTCTGATCGAACTTTCATCGTTTTCTCTAATTCACGAGGCACTTCGCGTCGGCAAGACAACACAGCTCCGCCTTGTGCTAATCTCGCCAACCTAAGCCATCCCTAAATCGATGGCAAGGTTTGTTTGCTGACAGTTTTTTTGCAGACCTGCAGAGTATCTTGCAAAACCCACTGGTAACTATTTGAGGACGAGCGACAATGCCTAATGCACGGTTTACGAGCGTACCGCTATTGGCGTGTCATCCGATGTGCGTCAGATACAACGACTGGTTAGAAGGCAGAGGTACCAACCTATGAAATTGGGCGACAGAATAAAGCGATACGAGGCGGTAAGCCACTACACAGCAACCGGCAGAACTCCGCTGATGATTCGGGTGGACGGCAGGGCTTTTCACACGTTCACGCGAAGCATGGACAGGCCGTTTGACCAGAATCTGATCGACGCGATGGTGAATGCGGCCCGCGATGTTGCTGCCGAAATGCAGGGCTTCAAAGCGGCTTATATTCAATCCGATGAGGTGACGTTCTGCGTAACCGACTACGACAGGATTGAGAGCCAAGGCTGGTTCGACTACGACTTGATGAAAGTGGTGTCAATTTCAGCAGCACTGATGGCTGTGAGGTTTATCCGGCACCTGGGCACCGCAAAGACCCCTGTGTTTGATGGGCGGGCTTTTTCGGTGCCAGGCGACCGACCTGACGCCGCAGCAGAAGAACGGTACGTTCTTGATTCAGGGCGAGGACGGCATTGCAGAGCGACACGACATTCTGCCGACCTACGACGCTGTAAACGCTGGAATTGGCACCCTGTTTGAGATGCCTTCTAACACGGCATTAACCAACAAGGAGAATATATGAGCCTTGTTGTCTTCTGGTTTGCCTACGCAGACCCGTCGGGGGAGAATTCTTTCAGAATCTTAACTCTCTCGTGCAATGAAGAGGGAGAGGACACGATAGACGGCAAAACTAAGGAGCACTGATGAAAGTAATGCGAGACTGGGCGGACAATGAAGAGCTTATGGTTGCGGTTACTGAGGCAATGAGTACCGGCGACATTGCCGATGAATTCGGGGTGGAGGTAGACGCCCGAAACGAGGAAGGCTCTTACGGCGAGCGGGGCTACATCGAACTGAAGTACGACGGGCGCAGGTTTCGTCTGGCGTTGGAAGAATTGCTTTAGAAAGCAAGAAAGAAGCCGAGCAGGATAATGAGAATGTGGATGGTCAATCCTGTGTGGCTCTGTATGCAGCACCTTTCTGGTGAGCATAATGAGATCCACAAACACAGGCACAATTTCGAGAAGGGGCATTCGATTGCGGGGCGTATCGCAATAAACGCCTGTGAGCCGATATCCATGAAAACGCGACATGATGAGCTGGAAGCAGAGATACAGCGTAGGGCCAGGGTTGCCGGACGGAAGCCCCCGCATAGCCCGTATGAGATTCCTGACCTGTCTTATCTGTCTGACGAACATCGGCAGCTTGACGACGATGTTGGGCTCCACGAGAACAATAAGCCCTGCGTTGAAGGTATGCGAAATCTGTCCTTCTCACGCCCCCTTTGACAGTTCAAAGATTGATTAAATTCTCAGAATATCATGTCTGTTCTGCAATGTATACAATAGGAGGACACGATATGAGCTATGAAAATTCACCAGCTTGCAAGCTTCTCTGTAGCCAATGTGTAATCTGTGGAAGGCCACTTGTTGACGCAAGAAGCTGTCAGATGGGAGTGGGTCCTGAATGCGTCAAGCGCATCGATGTGGATATTACGGGCGGGATTGATGAAGGGACTCGCAAGGTCGCCAATAAGTACATTTACGATGCGGCTGTTGCAGCCCAAGAAGGGCGGATTGAAGAAGTTCTTCGGTGCGCGGAAACTATCGAGGGCATGGGATTGGAAAGTCTTGCCGACAAGATCCGTCATCGCTTTAAAAAGGCAGCAGAGCGCGAATCTTCTATCGTCATCGAATCCGACGGCGTCTTCTACAGAGTGAAGACTCCGTTTCGACGTGGCGACAAGAAAGCCTTCGTCGCTGCATGGCGCAAGATTCCGGGCAGGCGGTATCGAGACGAAGTCAACTTCGTTCCTATTAGTCAGAAGAAGGCTCTGTGGGAACTGTTGCGGGAATTCTTCGGTGGCAAGTATGGGCGTGGACCCAAGGGCGTGTTCCGCATACCCCAGCCGGAGCCGAAGCCCGTTCAAATGGAATTGGGCGTGACGGCATAAGTGGTGGAAATCCCCAAGGGCGTTCCGTAACATAAGGAGAAAGACGATGGCCCATTTGATCGACCCCGAACAGTGAATGCAGGCATGGATGAAAACATGGGTACTGGCGAAGTACGCCTCCGGCAAAGAAGAGTGGCTGGAGCAGCACGTATGCGATTACGCATGGCAAACCGGGCAGATGGACGGATTGCGGACGTGACGTTTCAGGCCGTCACGCTTGCGCGAATGATTGCCCGTGAGTAGCGCCAACGAAAGCATGAAGCGCGGCGAGCCGTCGCTCGCAGGCGTGATGAACCAAGCAACGCAGAGTGATTCCGTCAGAATCTCGGTCGTTTGGTGCAATGAATGGTTATGAATATCGTACTTAAAAGACGGGACGGGATCGAGTTTTTCGTCGCATGCGTTAAGAAAAACGGGATATATCGTGTTCTCGGTAAGTATGTTTCTTTATCGGGAAACCTGAGAACGATCAGCGAGGACGGACCTTACGGTTCCGAATTGGAAGCCAGACGGAGGTGCCAGTCTTTGGCAAAGAACAAATTACGCAAAAAAGATTTCGTGAGAATCCCTGTCGAGAAAATACCCAATGAAATCATACCATTTCTTGAATTTCCTACTAACATGCAAATAACTCCGCAGGAAATGATTCAGATGATAGCCGAAGTTCGTCTCGAACGATATGTCGTTTTCAAGGACGCGAGGGGACTGGAGGATTTTTTCGATATCGGAGTTGAATACCTCGCCAGGATTACGGACGATGATGACTCTCTGCTAGTGTATGATCGATTCGGAAAACCTCGAAATTGTTTCATAGCAAGGATGGAGTCCATCTCCCTAACCGATGAGGCTAAGAAGGTGGAAGGAATGGGGGTATTGTGAGTGAGGAGAATTTACGGTCATTGAATGCTTGAACACTGCTTTGCCGTTGAGGGCTTATCGCCCTTAACAACGTCTGAAGCAGGTCAATGCCCGAAGTGTGGGGCGTGCAAAAGTAAGGATATCCTCCAAGATTCATCACCTTTGGACCGTGACTTAGTTTGTGCCAAGTGCGGTACGACATGGGGACGAACTATCTGGTAGAAAATTCGCACAAGTTTCCAATTTGCCGTGTATAATGCAAGTGGAGGAGACCGCGAATGCTGAAATCAATTGAACTTTGGGATTTTGAATCGCACGAACACACCTTGCTCGATGGACTATCTGATGGTTTGAATGTCGTCTGCGGACCATCAAATTCCGGGAAAACCAGTGTGGTCAGAGCCTTGCGGCTTGTTGCCTGCAATGATTTTGATCCAGCTTCCGTGAGGATAGGAGCGAAAAATTGCCGAGTCAGGGTTACGACTGACAAGGGGGTCGTGCAGGTCACACGAGGAAAGGATAACCTCTGGGAAGTATGGAATGGCGACGGGAGTGGACCGGCGACTCATACGCTCAGGAGTCCCGGAGTCGCCGTCGTGCCCCAGGCTTCGGAAGTTATCGGCATAGGGACGGTGAAGCTTGGGGATGTGAATGTCCCCGTCAACATCATGGAGCAGCTCGAAACTCACTTTATGCTGGCTGGAATTGGGGATGATAAGGCGACTGGATCAGTTCGCGCTCAGGTGATTGATGAAATTTCAGGGCTTTCTGGAATAGAGAGTGTCATCAAGGCTGTTAGTCTGGATATCCATCGTGCTGGTCGAGAAATCAAGCAGTCCGAGATGCAAATGGGCGAACTCAATGAGCACGTTCACGACGAAGCCGAAATAGACAGGGAAAACAGGATACTGGATAAAGCCAGTAAGCACCTTGACGAGCAGAAGAAGGCTCTTGAAGTTATAGATGTCGCCAACGACTTTTTGAGACAGTGCAACTTGCTGGACGAGCAGGTGTCCGATTTGAAGAGGCGATTGGCGGTTATACCTAACGCTAAACTTGCGGAGCAGCATATCGGAAATGCGATTCGTGCCAACGAAAAAGTGCGTCAGGCTGAAGACTTGCTAGAAAAGTTCAAGTTTGCGAACGGTGAGATTGAAAGAATAGCCAAGTCGATTGCTCGTATTCCAGACCATGCAGGGGCTACCGCCCATCTTGATAGGGCTCGGGAGTTCGCCAGCAAGTTGAGAGTGGCAATGGAAATTCTCGACGAGGTGGTCCAGATTGACGAAGAACTGGACGTTAAGGGGAAACGGCTGAAGGGATTGTCGGCAGTATCTACCGTATCGAAACACCTTGATGCGGCAGAGCAAGCCGTTAGCAAATTGAAAATTGCCAAATCTATACTGGATGGGTGGCAATCGGCAGACGATGAGGTTAGGCTGATTGAGGGTAGGCTGGAAAAATTGTCCGCAGTGTCTGCCACGCCAACGTATATCGAGAAAGCAGAAGTGGCTGTCAGAAGGTTGATGGTTGCCGAATCCATACTGGATAAATGGCGATCAGCGGATGAGGAAGTCAGGCTTCTTGGACGCAGGATTAAGGACAATGGTGAATTACTAGACAGGGCAATTTCAGAACAAAATGAGATACTGAAGTCCATCAAGGTTTGTCCGTTGAATCCGGCACATCCTGTCTCCGAGGATTGTTTGAAGGGTCTTGAAATAACTTCCCCGTTTCAATAGAAGGGAATGAAGATGAGAAAGTTTATCGGTCACAAAATGCGTTTTATGGTGGATGGCGGCAAAGTCGAGGGCGAATTCCTTGGAGAAGGGCAAGGAGACGAAAAAGGAACCATTCTGGTAAAGGATGCCAACGGTGTGACTTGGCGCGTTCCGAAAGGCAAAATCGGCATATTTACATACGCTGACCCAAAGGATGAGGCATCAGATTTTGTGCCGTTTATGGTCTTGCGCTGTGTCAATCAGGCGACGGGGTGCCCTGGCGTCAAATTTGTTAAGGAGGGAGCGGGATTCAAGCGATCCGACTTTTCTTTGTTTATGGACAATTGTCCGTGCAAAGAAGAATCATGCCGGTTTGGTAGTGCCGGAGAATTGAGAAGCGTGGATGGGGAACTGCTGCGAGAAATGTTAGCTGATACATTGTTTGGGAAATATCCAGAAAAGAAAGGTAAGTCAAATGGACACAGACCAGCAAGTAAAAAGGTTGAACGCGCTGAGGATGAAAGCTCAGGATGCGGCGGCGCAGAGCAGTAGGCTAGAGGGAGAATTTGCAAGCGCAAAAAAGCGCCGGGATGCTGTGGAAAAGGAGTGCAAGGACAAATTGGATTGCCCGGTTAGCGGTCTCGGCGAATTGATAAGCGAATTCAAAGAGATTGTAGAAACGGAAGCCGCAAATGCAGAGATAGTCCTTGGCATTAGGGAGGGCATTCTGAAAGTCCCTTCGGATGATTCAGTTTGTGCGGATAGGCAGGACGACGAAGACGAAGGCGATGATGATCCTGATGGACTATTGGGATGACGTTCAAGGACGATCCGCAGTGGGGAATATGTTGTGACGGGATTAGATTCGAGTGGTTCACGGAAATGGCTGTTTTGGATATTGAAGCGAGAGTTTAAATGACATGGAATTAGAACACCTGTCTCCCAGCAGGATCGGCACCTTCGATCAATGCCACTGAGAGTTAGCATCCGCTTACGTGGGTGAACGGGAAAGTCCATGATTTCAATCGTGGGATGAAGGTGAACAGGGCTAATAATTTTTGTTGACAGAATATAAGAAACCCTGATACCTTGTTCTCCAGTGAAAGCAATCAAAGTCAGAATCTACCCCGGACAAAGGGCAAAGGGAGTTGATATCCAAGACCTTGGACATATTGTCAGGTGATAGAGGTTCTGAAACAAAAACCTGCCTACACTTCACAGAGATGTCCTGCTTGTGGAAAGGTGTCACAGAATAACAGAAAAGGTGAGAGTTTTCGATGTACTGACTGCAACTATTCACAAGATGCTGATACGGTTGGTGCATTGAACATTCTCCCAAAAGCCTTACAGTTAGTGGGTAGCTTAGAGTCACCCATGCTTTACAAAGCAGTCGCATAGCTTTCTATGCTTTTGCTAACTCTCTCCAGCAAGCCGTTATAGATTTGGACTCAGCCTTCTCTCACTTTTTCAGAAAGGACAATTCGTTTCCACGGTTCAGGAACAAAAGGAATGCCCGGCAATCCTACAGGGTACCACAAGGTTTTAATGATTGCGCAGCGGCTCACGAGGGTGTAAAAAGCAAATTCAGAAGAAAAATAAAATGAGGGGCAATTGCTCCGAAATTGATCCAGATAATATGGATGTGGAAAATAAAGAAGGCGAGGGTGACATGGCACACAGCAGCCAACAAATTGTACGCACTCCCGTAGAGCCTGTTTTCATTGGGCTCGATTTGAGCTTATCGTCGACTGGTTTCTGCCGGAAACAGGGCGCGGATATCTCGGTAGAGACCATCAAGACAGATCCACGAACGGCCGAAAATGATTTGTCACGACTGCGATACATTGTCAATGCATGTATGAGCCGCATACCCGATAACACCCGCATCATTTGCCTGGAAGACTACTTCACTCCGTCGAACCGGGGGCAGATCGGGAGCGCACTCAAGCTCGTGGCGCTTGGCACGGTCATGCGCATGACATTGTATGAGGCGGGGATGCCTTTCTACGTTGTGTCTCCGAGTGTATTGAAGAAGCATATCACCGGCAAGGGAAACTCCCAAAAGGACTTGATCGTCAGGGAGGTTTACAAGAGATACGGAATAGATGTCAAGGACAACAACCAAGCCGATGGGTGTGTTTTAGCCCACATTGCAGAACAGATTGCAATGGGGACCGATGGGTGTCCTGCCTTCCAAAAGGAGTGCATTGAAAGGCTGACTTCGGGAGAGATTGGAAAATCGTATAACTGTGGAGGGGAATGATGGAACAGTTGCTTCTCCACCTTGTCGGCGACTATATTTTCCAGAGCCATTGGATGGCTACTGAGAAGACGAGACACTCATATCCGGCATTATACCACGCGATCATATACTCATTGCCTTTTTTTGTTAATAGGCTCGCCATTTGTGCATAAATTACGCAGCTCTGAAGTGGCTGTAGGGAGGATGGGATGCCAAGAAAATTCGTAACTGGAGACAGTCATAATATCGTAGTGGAGTGCCATCCGTGCGTGGTCAAAGTGGAGTGCCAGGTGTGTGGGGCACCCGTGGCGATTTCGATCCCGCACGTCGGAGACATCCTGTGTCCCAAGTGCTCCGAATCGGCAAGTTATAGTGTGAGAACACGACTATTGCCCGAGGCAGTCGAACAGGACATCTCGTAGGGTGAAAATCGGGATGGACATGCGCCGTCTCATCTCGAAGTGGCACATGCCCAAGTCCTTTTCGTATTTCATTCCAACCCATGAAGTAGATTCGCATGCTCGCTGAAGGGAACTGAGCACCATGCTCGGCCTATCCGTTTTGATTCCGAATCCGATTCTCAGCTTATCAAGCGAAATGCGATAGAATTTACGCCCGCCCTGATGACTGAGTGACCATCGAAGCATGAGCGTCAAAAGGTTATTTGTGTGTACTCCTTCGATGGGAAAGAACCATGGATTGCACAGCAGTCGTTCGGTGTAGGTGGGCGAGATGTGAACCTCAACCTTGTTCCCGTTAATGTGTTTGCCAGCCAATACGTCGATGCGCTCCAGAGAGGCACATGCGTTGTCAAATGACTTATTGAAAGACGAGCCCGGTTTTTTGCCTAAAATTTCTGCGAATCTCCTCCTGTTCAGTTCGATGATTCGGGACTCCATCTTGCCATTTAAGATATACCACCCCAGTCCGAAAAGAACTTGCATCCCGATAAGGCTAAGGGATTTAGGGTTGTCGTCTTTCGTAGAATACGACAAATCAAACCAAAAAACACGCGGAATTGTGGTCCAGTCTTGCACTTGAAGATTGGCAGGCGAAGTGGCGGCTATTCTTCCAGGATGCCTTTTTTTGTGACATCCGGAGCATAGAGTGACGCAATCCACGCGGTCATCCTGGTGCATGGCTAGCGAATGACTGAAGACTTCTGAAATGTCACCGTATAGATTCCACAATCCCAGCAGGATATGATACAAGCTGGTGGTATGATGGCACGCAAGTCCTTCGTCCGAATCACAGCAAAAGCACCATGCTGACCGATTCCTACGCACCCAGTCTTGGTAGACCTTGGACGAGCGAACCCGTCGTTCGAGAATTTTTAACTTTTTTGATGCGTTCATGCTTTATTATATACCGCAAATAGGATTTGCAGTGACAAAATGTGGGATTTGCAGTGCAGAACAAAACGAATAAAGTCCGCTAGCAGTGCATTTGAGATGGTATAATCCTTTTTTCTTTGTCCATATTCCCCCTGGGAGTGGAGATAGTGTGTGTTTTTTTTGATATTGGGGGCACTGGTAGGAGAATCCATATGGACTACGAAACAATAGCAAGGCGAATTGCCAGGGATAGTGGACACGAGTCGGTCATGGAATTTGATGATACCCTCAGCGCCGTAATGGGGAATTTTGACGGTTACGCCTCGGATGCGGTGGACTTCACGGATGAGCAAAGGCGCAAGGATGGTGCCCCCAGTGAAGAGTTGGAATCAGCACTGAGACACCTGCGCGATATGGCGGATATGGCATTCTCGCTTGAAGACGCCAATCTCGAAAAAAGAATCACTGATATCTTGAAGACAGTGGGCTCGACATTGCGACGAGCGATTTCAGCAGAGCAGGGGTTTATGGACGAAGTTCGTAAATACAAAGATTTTGCCAAGGATGCCGGAGGGGTCATAGAGCGGCTGGGCAGGCAGCTAAAACAACTTGACCACGGAACTATGTCGTGAGACCTCGGGAATATTACCGTATGTCCAGTAACAAAGACAGAAACGTGACCGATCTAGTGTCGGGAACATTGAGAATCCGACGCTCACTGGACGGGTTGTACAAGGAGCTGATTTGTTTGGGTGCGAAGGTAAAGTATCTGGAACCGGTAGGTCCGATGGTGGCGGATGCGATAAATGAAATGATTGAGGCGGAGTTGGCACTCAAACGGGTGGTGGATACGGGCAACGACTGGACGAGAAATCGCGGAAGTGCGAAATGAGTCGTAAAAATAAAAGGAGTGCGAAAATGAGTGACAATGTCGATGTACCATCAATGGAGCCAAATTACACTGAGCCTATCTATATGCCAGTCGAGCCCGCAGCAGCAGAAGTAGCAGCAATTAAACCCGAAATGAAAGCCAAGGCAAACGACGCGGAGGTAGTCGTCAAAGAAGGTCTTGTTGTGGTGTCCATACAAATTGACCGTGGCGATATGGGCGATGTTGATTTCAAAAAACACCTTTACGCTATGGACTTCAGGGCTCGAAACATCACACGCACGATGCTAAAAGGTGCGGGCGTCAAAGACGATCGCAAGTTTCCCTCCGAGTTCGACAAGGAAAAAAGCGTGATTGTGCTCAGTAAGGCTGTCCCAGAGGGGTCAGAAGAGTCGCTCTGTAAATTCATCGACAAGGCATTAGAAGATAACGCATAAATCAAAGGAGTTCAAATGAATAGGGATAAAGAGATTGCCGAGCGGATAGCGAGGTCGGTTACGGCTGATGCTGAGTATTACAAAAAGCAGCTTGAGAGTGCCTTGCACACATTCGCATATGTGCCTTTCGAGTATGCTTGGAATGACGACGGGACACAGCGAGATGTCAAACGCAAGAGGGAGCAGATCGAGTCCGAAATCAACGATTTGATCAACATGCTTCCAATCCCCACCAAGTTTGTGGTCATTGGGCTAGGCAAGCCTGTTGAATTTAACAGCGAGGAAGAACTTGTACGGGGGATGAAGAAGCTGGGCATACGCCAGACAGGGAGCAGCCCATCTGGCGGTCGCCTGCGCCCCGAATTGTGGGACAAGCCTCAATTTGATAAGTTGCTTGGACCGATGTATGGCGGGGCTAAATCTGTCCGGTACGAGACGAGTGCGGTTTACGACGAACTTAGCAAATAGGAGAGCACAATGAGAGAGATTTTAGCGTCCAAGAGGGTTGCGGGTGATCGGGTATTGCGGCGGTTTGCGGCATTGTATGAAGAGTTTGATGACTACAAGAACACAAGCAGAGAGCGGCGCGACGAAATCAGGGATGAAGCCGTGGATTTGCGTCGTGACGTTGCAAAAGAGTATGTTGAATTCATCGTCACGTACTTGAGGGCACAAAGAATCTCCGATCCAGCCAGTGTGTTTCTTGGCTCACTGGACATGAATGTCTCCGATGCCATTACGAAGAAGTATTTCGGAGGAGATGAACCAGATTTTTTGAGCCGGTTCCGATCCATTGCTCCAAGGGGTAAAGCCATTGGCATCAAGCCGTTAATGAAGTCAGCATTTGACAAACATTTTGGAAGGGGTGCCTTCGAGCGGGCTGTTGCGGCTAACAAAGGCATTCGATCATCGGTCAAGACTGCTACTCGGGGAGAGCCATTATCCGTTTTCGACGTAAATACCGCCGAAGACTTTGCTCGGGAAATAGAGAGGGGAGTGAAAGCACCTTTCGTCGGAACCTGGGTGTCTGCGTTGGGTGGAGATATGCGAGTCGCAGTTGTGCTGACCGTCTCACTCGATCCGAGGGATGAATGGACAAACCGAATTCTTGAAAACTCCCGCTATGCCCGTTTTAGAATCGATAACGACGGTGTGATATCCAACTTTTTAGGTGGCGGTTACGGATTCATCAAGAGGTTTCGCAAGTCGGTAGTCAAGGATGCTGCTGACGCAGTGAGAATCCTCAATCGGTGGGTTAAAGCTAATCAGCGGGTGGCCACAGCCAGTATTGCGAGTGATATTCTGAAGATTGCTCGCGACGTAGCTGCGATATCCACCCTTCCCGTTGGAAGATTGGTCGGCAAGGGAGCATGTTGACTTTGAGCATGGACATAAGAACTACGTCAAGAAAATTGGTTGAAAATAGAATGAAAAGAGAACAAGAGATAGCTGGTCGGGTGGCTGGGCGAATTCACAAGTCATTCAAGGGCGATGTTAGTGCTCACAGGCTGCTGGACGAGACAGGTAGCTTCAGGGGTGCCCTGTACGCCTTGGCGGGGATAGTGAGAGATTATTTCGATGGAACCGTGTCCAGGAAGATGTCTATGGCGATCATGGGCGTTGGCGACACGGTAAGAAGAATGGAGGATGCCGAAATGTCAATGGCTGCTTCTGCAAAGACTGGTGTGTCGTCATTTGTCGATCCGGAGGGAAAGCCGAATCTGAATCGGCGGGCGATTGCCGTTTTCAGGAAGAAGTTTAACGGTTTTATGGCTGGGATTGACGAGGTGAGGTATCGGCTTGGCGAAGTCGACGATAACATCACGAGTGACTCAAAGTTGCAGGACGCCAAGGACGAGTTGCTGTTTTTGGCGATTGCCGCCGAAGACCTGGCTTTGTCGTTAAAGCTTGCTGCAAAATCATACAGGCAAACAGCAGAGAATCTGTAGATATGGGCGAGGCGATAACCAAAATACTCCGCAAGTATACTCGGACCTTGCACTTCGGGCGAGGGGCTTTTGAAGAAGCGGTGTCCGCAAACAAGAAGGGAAGGTGATGGTGTGAGTCGAATGGCTGCTGAAATCGTAAAGTTCAAGGGATTCAACCTCGAATCTGACGCATTCACGGAATCGATGGGGATATTGGAACGTGATCGTTCTCATTACGCTAAAATTGTCAATACGGCGGCAGACATGATGCTTGGTGGCGGTGCGAAGCGCGCACTCATCGTCGTGGCACCCCTTGCTAGAAAGTGGCTGATGTCGGGAGGAAACCTTGAAAAGCTGTTGGATCGTGTGCCGGAACTCAGTGAACCTGCGATGATCGGCGGCTCCCGGTTTATCGACATGATGGGAAAGATCATAGCCAAAGGGATCATCACGGATATTTACGAGAGTCCATACAGCTACCGACGTGTTATCGAGCCGGAAATCTTTGCCGAATTCGAGAAGATATCGCAAGAGCGTGGCAGGCAGAAGCTCAGGAATATGCTTGAGAGAAGAGGAATTGCCAGCCAAACGGGTAAGGCACGCAGGGGCACGCATACGGTTGCGGCACGGAATTTGGCGGGAATCTGAATATGGGCAGCAAGGCAGAGCGCACGAAGCCGGGTAGTAAGCTGGACTTCAGAGTCACGTATGACATGGGCTCGAAGAAGTGGACGAACGACCGTCCTGGTGATGGCAAGGGAGATCCGGAGTCCAAGGAGGACCTGTTGGTGAGTATGTGGCTGGGAAGGGCGACAAGGGCATAAAAACAGCCGTGGAGGCCCTTGAGACGTATGCGGGGACGGATGTAGCCAAGACAGTCGTGAGGGCTATTTATGAGGCTGTGAGCGGTAATGACAATAAGATGAAGCAGGGCGTTGGAATTGCTAAGGACCATGCGAATCGGAATAGGAAGGCAAGTGCCATGATGTTTACAGTCAAGGATATCAAGAGGGCTGCGAGCAAAGCTCGTGTCAGGTTTGACGGCAAGGGGCAGGGCGGTAGCAGGGCTGTTCCGGGATATACGTGGTTTATCCGTGTTCCGGGAATTACCATCACGAGAAGCAACACGGGGGAGATGCAGCTTAAGACCTACGATGACGGCTCCCCAGCCACTCTTACTCCCGGAGATGACGATGTACGCTCGGTTGAGGGCATTGATGATTTCAATTCTCTGGTGTTGGCTTTGAAGAAGATGAAACAGGATATGTTGGATTCGCATGATTCAAAAAAAGTGAGTAATAGGATTGACAGGATTGCTAGCAGAGTGGCGGCAGGTTTAGATAATCTTATTGGGGAGCAGTTTCTCGCTCGGGAAGATGATGTTGTCCAAGCCATTCGAAAGGTTTTCGGGAATGTCAGAGTCAAGAATGCAAAGAGTTATTCCACGGACGCCTCATTTCTGATGGAGACAGCGAATAGAACGATTGTTGTTAAACTAACTGACACCAACAAGCGTCGTCAGAAGCTATCCGTCTGGGCGTCTATCGTCGGTCGCAGGGATGGATTGTCGAAGGTAGTAAACTTCACAGGTTTCGGGAATATGGGGCGATTGCTGATCAAGGCGTCAGATGAACTTTTGACTACTCTTATTGGGTATGACGCTCTTACGCCGGAAGGTATGAAGGAAATGGCGTGGTAGATGCCCAAAAGATATTGCACATATCAGGTACAACTATAGGAAAAACCTATGGTACGTTGCAACACGGGCGGCTATCGACCTCGGAC